AACCCGGGTGTAATAATCTTTTTCCCATCTTTAGGGCGGTAAACTACACCACAACCGCCATCACCTAAAGACCACACAAGCCAGCCAGCCGGAGTTACTTTTTCGTGCTTCTTATAATCATAAAAAGCATAATGCGGTTTTATTCCGCTTTTTTCCTGTTCAAGTGCATTGCTTATAATTTCATCGTCCGTTAATAACAACGCTTTTCCGCTTTTCTGTCGTCCACAATATCTCATTTTTACGCCCTTTCTGGTCTGCCATCATCAGCACCGGGAGACCGTTCCGCGGTGGACGCTCCACGTTGGAGCGTTTCGGCTTAAAAATAAATATAAAAGCTTTTCCCATTGCTATTCCATTCGCTATCTAATACGGTAACTTTTGAAAGTCTGCCAATGCATCCATAAACTCCGGCGGCATAGTATTTAGAATCAACTTGGCATCCTTTAGCGTCAGGGAACTCTTTTTTGATTTCCTGTATAATCTCATTGACTTTGTGACAGCAAACGCCACTTTTTTCGTCGAACGGCTCCAGCCGTGAAATATAGTTCTCTGCATTTTCAAATGTGTATATATTACAATTTAATTTGATGCCGTCCATCATTTCGCCCATTCTGCAAATTTCCTTGTGTGATAATTTTTTCATTTTCTTTTTCCTTTTGACTGTGATATAATACAGTCACCTTTCAATTATTATTTTTTGTTTGGTGCTCATCGTGTAACTTTGGCCGGCTGCGCGATGAGCTTTTTTATTTTGTTCCTTGCCTTTCGACTTGACTATACAATACTACATTGCATGTAATATGTCAATACTATATTGCAATAAAAATTGAAAAAATACTAAAATAATTATTTCAATTATTATTTCTACTATATAATGCAATAAAATATTACAATATTGTATTGCTGTATTATTGAAATAGTTATTGACATAGTAATTTAATTATTATATATTTATGTATAGCAATATTGATATATAGTAATATTGCTAGTAACTATTGATACTATTAATTAAAATAATGAGGTGCAATAAATGGACGAGAAGAAAATTATTGAAAACTATAAAAAAAGAATAAAGCGACAGAATGAAAAAGCCCGGGAAAATTGGGACTCAATAACCTGTAAATTGCCAAAAGGCACAAAAGACCGGATACAAGCGCAAGGGCTTACAATTAATGGTTTTGTAAATCAATTAGTATTGGAGAAGCTGGACGAGCTGGAAAAGAATAACAACGAGTGCCCATTTTAAAAATTATTGCAATTATGTATTGCATTTATGTATTTAATATGTTAATATAATGTCATAGTAAATAAATAGTTTATTATATTGGAGGTATAAAGAGTATGAAAAAATTCAAAGTTGGTAAATATTACACACCGGCCACAGTGCCAAGTATAGAGCCGTTGGAATGTGTCAGTAGTACTGATTTTTATGTCACATTTCGCGACAGTGAAAAAGGCGAATATATAAAGGTTAAAAAGGGGGTGGAAAAATGAGAATAACACAAGAAAAAATGGACGCTATAGCCGTTCTAATGGATGATGAGACACGGGAAAAGGTTCACCACGAATTAGCACCATGCGAGCCGATAGAGTTTTTAAAACGCTATTGTGAATTAGAGCCAAGCTTTGAAGCAGTGCTAAAAGACGAATTTAGTATTGAAATTTAAAAATTAAATATTGTTTTTCAAAAAGTCGGTTTTTGTGACCGGCTTTTTATTATATATAATATAATTAATATATATGTGTGATGTGGTATATATTAATCAATAGAGTTATTGTTATATGTCCAATAACTCTATGTATTGACAAAATAAGTATATTTGATTATTATTAATTTAAATTTAATTAATAAGCAGATGCCGGTTAGCCTGTATCACTTGGAATTACTCCAGGTGGTGCGGGCTTTTTTATTTTATGATTTTGAGGTGCTAAAATGGGAAAAATTAAAGGAAATATAACTAAACATTTAATTGCTGATTTTGGCACGTTTCAGCTCTATCGAGAGGACTTTGAGAGGGCTATAGAACAGGCTTGTCAAGAACTGCAAATTGACGATTTGAAAAGCGAGGGTCAAAGACCTTGGAAGGCTGTTTGTAAAAGAGTCGGAGAGATTATATTTAATGACAATAGTATTTTAAAGGATAAACGGCTATATGATAATACATGTATGTTAACTAACTACAATAGATATAATTATAATATATTAAATAATATATGTGATGAATATATATATATTAGTGATGTATATAATAAACTATGTAGTACTGTTGCATTTAGTAATTGGTGTAATATTGATTGCGGTGTTATAGATAATTGGAGACTAAACAAAGAGTCAAGCCCTAAAAGTTATGAGATTTGGCAAAAATTGCAAGGAATTCGTAAAGATTGTATCAAAGATAGAGCATACGACAATAAATCCCCTGTCGGTGCTATGTTCGTTGGCAATAATGAGTTTGGTATGAATCAACCGGGAGTTGGCTACGAGGCCACACAAGCGCGTGCGTTAAGTGCTAATGAGTTGCCACAGTTAGGCGGTGCAAATAGTCAGAATATTAAAGCATTATCGGGTAACAATATGGTTAATAATGCCAAGTAATTGTATATACAACAGATACAATTCTAAGCCCTTTATTTACAAGGCTTTGAGAGCTATTGAATTATTACAACTATGCGCAAAACAGTTGTTTAGCGAAGAGTTGAAAGCATAGAAGTAAATTGTACATGCAATAGATACAATTTAAAATGCTTGATGGTTGAGAGCTGAACGGTGCACGTATTGGGTGCCCTGGGGGTCTATATGAAAAGTGACAAGCCGCCCCACTTAGCCCCACAAATATCCGCCAAAACAAAAAGGCCTTTACCCATACCTCAATCGCACCAAGCAGTATTTATTATTATAACATAAGTTATATATTAATTAAACAACATACACAATAATAATATATATACATACAACTACGATAAAATATTAGTTATATATAATATATAACAGTAAAGGAGCTAACAGCGATGAAATTAACAGGATTTGAGTCTAACAAAATTAATTCCGACATGGTAAATCACCCTAGCCACTACAACTTGCCTGACCGTAAAGAGTGCATTGATGAAATGATTGACATTTACGGACTTAAAGATGTGGCTAAATGGTGTGAGATTACTGCATACAAGTATAAATATCGTGCCGGCCATAAAGGCCCTGCAGTTGAGGATATGGGTAAGGCTGCATGGTACATGGATAAGGCTCACGAGCTTAAATCTAGGCGCAGATGGAAAGTGTTTGGAAAATTTGTGGATAAGGAACTTCCGGTGCTGATTAAAAATGTTTTCCTGTGGCTGATGATGCTTTGCACAATTCGTGCAGTACTCTTATCTGACGAACACGGATTGCTTATCTCGGCAGTGTTTCTAGTCTTGGCTACCATAACCGAGTCGCTAATAGAGGGCTTTAAGGATAATTAGATTTTGAGGTGTAAATCATGTTTGTATTAAAAATTGCAACAACAGTATGGCTGGCATTAATTGCTTTTGGAATGGTAAATGCCACATTAAACGAAAAAGTGACAGTCAGTACAAGATTTCTTGGCATTGCGGTAATGTTCGGTCAGATACTCGCCATAGCATTCATGTGGCAGTAGATATAGGGCATTCGCCAAGCGGTAAGGCACAGCACTTTGACTGCTGCATACGTTGGTTCAAATCCAACATGCCCTGTTCGGGGTTTACTTGGTTCCCCGACATTGGACTTAGTAGTTCCTTTCGCCCTCATAGTGGAAAGCTGTTAAGAGCCGCCACAAGGCTCGTGAGGGTTTAATCGTGCATAATCCCACAATGCACGAGCGTGAAAACCAACCTGTCGTAAAGACATCTGTAACAGGCAGAGTAGACATATATACCCCCTTTAATTGTTAAACTAGGGCAACTCAAATCAGTGAGTCTTAGGTGAGGTGCAATTCCTCACATGTCCTTTGCTGTAGGTTTCCTAGTTCTTTTCCTACAGCACATACAAATTTATATCTCCAGAGGGTGTTGCCACTCCTTAGACTTCACCCTCATTAACGGCATGTAGCTCAGTGGTAGAGCAGTCGGTTATTAACTGATTGGTCGTGGGTTCGATTCCCAACCTTGCCGATTTAGTAGTGTTAGTAGCACTACGTAGCCTTGAAGTACAAAAGGCTATTCGTGGTGACAATCAGTGTTGCCACGGCGCGTGCCGATATGGGATAAAGGTATTCCAGTAGCTTGCTAAGCTATCCAACAGAAATGTTGTTCGTGTTCGAGTCACGATGTCGGCGTTGGTCGGTGTATGCTGACTGCTGATGTGTATGCAAATGGGGTAAGCAACTACTCTGTGAAAACAGATAATAGTGTTCTATACGCTGTTCGGACATGTGTGGTTCAAATCCACACCACATCAATCATATGTCGGTTTAGTGCGAGCTGTTATATCTTGAATAGCGGTTGCGTAATGCTGACGGAGGCCTGCAATATAGCAGTTTCGGAAAAATAAAAGAAAACACACAAAAACAAGTTGCTAGTAGGTACGCGCGACTGAAAGCAATGGGTGAGACACTTCAAAATTCTGTAATGTGTTTTGGGAAACCTTTTGATGGAGTGTATTTTGCCTTTTTTAAAAATTCGGTAAAATCAGTTGCCTAGTGATTGCAACACGAAAAGCGGAACCGTGACCGCCTGACAACTGTTTTTATATAAATCACGGAGTTATCGGTACGGAGGTAAATAATATGCTATCAGAAAATGAAATCGAAACAAAAGTTAATTTCTTATCATCAGCAAGGTGCAATCACACATTCCATAAATACATTGACATAACAGGTGACTTGATAGAGGGAACACTTTTATCAAGGATTTTATATTGGTTTGCGCCAAGTAAAGACAATAAGAGCAAAGTTAAGATATACAAGGATGGCGAATATTGGATTGCAAAGCAAAGAAAAGATTGGTGGGAAGAAATACGGATTACTGAAAGACAGTATGATAAAGCAATTAAATCGTTGGTGAAAAAGAAATTTGTAATTACAGCAAAATACAAATTCAACTCAATGCCGACTATACATATAAGACCTAATTATGATGTTATCAACGCAGAAGTTAAAAAATGGGAAGAAAATATCAGACAAGAGGTTATAGCAGAAGATAGAGGACAGGAATTACATAAACAGGCAGACGGGAATGACACAAAATGTAATTCCCAAGGGAATAACACAAAGTGTAATTCGGGAATGCCACAAGGTGTAACTCTTTTAACAGGGATTACTAATAATGATTACCTTAACACTAATTACGAAACATTAAATACTAAAAGTAATTCTCTTAACAGAGAACAGTGTAATTCTTTTTCACCTAAAGATAAAAAAGTGAAAGAGTTTAAGCCGATAAGCGAATACTCTCAAAAAGATTGGGAAGTTGCCGAAGAAAGAATGGTAAACAGAGCTGGTAAGATAGCCTATGATTGGACTAACGATGAAACACTTAAAGAAAATGTAAAGTTATTCTTTGAATACTTCCTAGGCAAGCATAGAGAATACACCGGAGAATATCACTATCCATTAACAGACAAGGTTTTATCAAGAGTGGTAGACAGTTTAACAAAAGAAACTGAAATAGAGCGTGACGGATATACGGACAATTATTACTCAACGATAAGCAACATGAAAGATAATACAGACTACAAGATGTTAGTTGATGAATATTTCAATACAAAGTTTTCAACACAATGCGATTACAGCTTGGCACATTTTTCTTCTGAAAAAGTTTTGACCAACATTATGAACCATGTTTGTAAGAGCAGTTGGTGTGAAAGCAAAGAGTGGTAGGAGGTATTCACTATGAGTTCATATAAAGATTTACAGACTAAAATTTTTGAGAGAGATAATTACACTTGCCAATATTGTGGAAAAAGCAGTAGAGAATACAGGGCATTGGTGATGGCACACATAAGAACGGCTTCATTGTGTGGAGATGATAGAGAAAGCAATTTAATTACATTATGCAGACATTGCTACAGCCATATTTCAAACAATGAGATTAGAGCAAAGTTTGAAACAAAGGAAAATGCGGATTATTTTTGGGGGTTATATCACGAAAAAGTCAAAGGCTATTGCTATTACACCAACTATATCAGAAAAGTATTTACTGAAAATGGTGTAATTATGACAAGACCGCAAATAGATAGATATGTCAATGTATACATCAAAAATGACAGCGACTTTGATAATTTTAAAACAGAGCTAAAAGAAATCGGCTGTGAAAATATGAAGTATAAAATGCACAGAGAGATGGCAAAACACAAACATCAAATTGAAAAGCAAAAAATGGAGGTATAAATATGGCAAAAGGAGTTAAGACACGAAATATTGATTCATTCCGAGAGGGATTGATGGAATACGCATATGGCAGATGTTCACAGGCACAAGCTGCAAAGATTGCCGGTATGAGCGTGCCGACATTTAGGAAGTACGCAAATATGCATTTTTTAGGCATTCCATTTCCCGACACACTGTTTAAGGCAAAGGAGAAATAAGAGACATGTGTGAATTTTGCGGTGTGTAGCAGTAAAGATATGAATGTTGAAATGGTAATGAAAATAGCTTATTGCCCTATCTGTGGTAGAAAGTTGGTGCAGTAATGGCGGAACCTTTAAGTAAATTAGCAGAAAAATGTAAAAGTTGCCCTAAATCTGAAAAATGCGACCATAAAAGAATGGAGTTATGCGCTTTAGCGGATTTGCCACCACAAAATCTTGCAAGTGCTACACAAAGCATTTTAATAGACAATATGTCACCTGTATTGAGGGAAGAAATAAAAAGCCCTTTAAGTCCATTTAGGTACAAAGACGAATTAGAAAAAGCACTAAATGATTTCCATTTTGGAAATATGTTTATGTATGGTGCTTAGAAAGTTGGTGGAAGAATGATATTGTGCAAAATAGCATTGTTTATTTACTATCTCTTATCGTTATGGTTCATAAAGAAATCCAAAAATATTAGAGAAGTCGCAGAAGTGGGTTTTTTAAGTATTATATTTCTCTTGACAATGATTGTAGCGAACATTTAAGCATATAGAATAGGTGGTGGAAGAATGAATGAAACTATTTTATATATTTCAAAATCAGAACAGGATATACAAAGTTTTCTGAAATATCTTCAATCAAAGCTGAAAGCAGAGCAAAAGGAATGTACTCTGGATGAAAAACACGATATTTTAAAAGTACCAAAATATTATGATATTGTCGGAAAGAGCATTTACGGCAACAGACTTGGGATAGGCTATGGATATTGCAAATATTATTGCTTTTCAGAAGCATATGATAGAAATAAATACAGCAATGCAGAAAATGAAAGACTTAAAGAAATTCTTATGCACACAAGAGAAGGCGCGGAGGAAATATCGGGACTTGATATTTTATGTATGCTAGGGTTGGCTTAAAAGGCGGTGGAATGATGGTTACACAGAAAGATGTCCACAATAATATAGTTGTAAATGCAAGCGCTTGGCAGAAAAGATATTTATCATTACAGTGCGGTGGAGACGTTGAAAAGATAAAGGAAGTCGAACAGACAATGGCTAATATGATTAACGGCATTAGCAAGGCACTTGAAAATAGCGGAACAGATTATTTGAATAAACTTGATTTGTAAGCGAGGGATTTTATGAAACATCAAAAAGAATGGCACACTTGCGACAGGTGCGGAAAAGAAATAATACCTAAGAGCTGGAAAGAAGTTAGATTTAAGCAAGTTGGATGTTGCGGAGATATAGTTCCCACTTTTGAAGATAATGATATGTGTCTTGAAATCAAGAATGTTCGCAGATATAAATTTTTAGAAAGAACATATGAATTATGCCCTAATTGTAGGAAAGATTTTGAGAGGTTTATGAGGAATGAATGATTGTTCGAAATGTAAATTCAGCGAAGAAGATTATATTTTTGACGAAGAAACAGGAGAGGAATATCCCATTTACACTTGCACCAAAGGGAATGATACAGACCTGGATTACAAGTGTAAGGATTTCAAGGAATACAAGCCGAGAAAATATAGAGAAAAAGATACAGAGTGTGATAAATGCGAATATCTTGAAACTTGCCTTAACAAGAGCAATGTTATCGATTGTAAAACAATCGCTGATACAAGAAGCCATTACATATGTGGCAGAATGGGGTGTATCAAAAATGAATAATTGTAATTTTACCACTTGCCGATACAATGCAGATGGCAAGTGTGCCAATGACGAAAAGAAAAAAGAATGTATTGATGTTTGCGAAAAAGTGTTGTGCATTGATAAGAAAACGTTCAGAAAGATTGATAATGTTAAACATATCGGCGATGATGATGGCAAACCGATAGAAACATCTGAATTTCACGATATGACTATTGGCATTGATGTTTCAGTTGATGCAGTCAATGAGTACGCAAAATCAATTCTAGGCAGATACCCGAAAAATAATTATGAATTTTCAAGAGCATTAGAAATGAAAATTCTAGAGGAAACAAAATCATTAGCGAATAATGAGAAAAAGGAGTGAGATTATGTTAATAGTTGCATTACAAGATGATATAGACAACTTATACGCCATATGGAATACAGTTACAGGCCGATTTTTAGCGGTTAATTCGGATAGAGACTTTGCAATGGACGCAATAATACAATATAAGCATTGCTCTATAGCGGAAGCTAATTCAAGACTAGACAACCCACAACCATTTTCTGACATTGCTAAGGCTATTTACAATAGCAATATTAAAAGTGCATTAAATGTACTACGCACAAGATGTCACGAAAACGCAAGAGATAGTTTTAATAAAGGTAATTATGGAATTTTGCATATAGTTACAGCAGATGAATTAAAATAAATAATTGCTGATTATCAGCGGAAAGGAATTATTATGAAAAAATTATTTGTAAGCGTGCCGATGAAAGGCAGAACAGAGGAAGAAATCAAAGCAAGTATTCAGAAGATGAAAAAGGTAGCAGAGATATACGAGGGTGAGGAATTAGAGCTTATCGACAGCTACATTGAGGATAACCCACCTAAAGACAGCAAAGAAGCTGTATGGTATTTAGGTGAAAGCCTTAAGAAGCTGGCACAGGCTGATGTGTTCATAGGAATTGCGGAGAACTATGATTGGAGTGGCTGCTGCATTGAAAGGGAAACAGCAGAAAGATATGGCATTAAAGCATATATGATTCCAGCAAGATATGTAATTGATGATTATAATGCACTTGTGCAGAAATTACATCCGGCTGTCCGTGACGTATTATTCTAACAAAATTTTACCGGCTAACAAATAGAGTTAGCCGCTACCCTAAAACAGTTATAGGCAGAGGTCTATAAGCACCTTTGCTGAAAAGTGGAGGTGCTTTTCTTATGGCTAGTCAGAGCCTTATTTCTACAATCAATGGATATGAAAATTACATAGAGAAAAATGGAAAAGACGAGCAAGTAATTAATGCCTATGTAGACGCTTGTAGCGTAGCCATAAACGGCGAGAAAGATATTGAGTATGGACTACAACTCACTAAGAGGGCAAAAGAGCTTATAGAGGGCTTCTGCACGGCTAAAACAGGTGGTACGATTTGGGATTTGGATTATTACCATTTCAAGCATGAGACTACACCATATGACTTAGTTAATCACTATTTTGATTTATTTTTGATGGAAGCTCACTATAAGTTTGAGAGCTTTATGATTTACATGGAAAAAAATCGTCCGCCGTGGGAAAGATTTTATTTGCCGAGAAGGAATCCGTTAAGCAAAGTCGCACAGCTCATTCAAGATTTGTACGATGACAAACTTGATGAGGGCATGGTATTCTGCCCCGGACGTATCGGAAAGACTCAAATCGTTAAAATGGGTAATTTGTGGTTTGGCTCGAATAGACCTGAGAGGTCAAATTTATATTCGGCATATTCCGACAAAATAACCGGAGGATTTTACGATGGAACATTAGAAATGGTAAATGACCCAACGTACACCTACAAAGATATTTACCCTAAAATTGTAGAGAAAAAAGCTATCACAGACGGAAAAGACCTTACGATAGACTTCTTGCGTAAAAAGACATACCCAACATTTACCATGCGCTCTATATACGGAACACTGAACGGAGCGTGTGACTGTGATGGCTTGGGAGTATACGATGATTTATTTAGTGGTATTGATGAAGCATTAAGTGAGGATAGACAGGCTACAGTTTGGGGAAAGTTTGATAATAACTTTATGCCGAGAATTAAGCCCGGCAAAGCAAAGTTACTAGGAATAGGCACGAGATGGGCACCGAAAGATGTTCAAGGACGCAGATTAGAATTGCTTGCAAATAATCCTGAATATAAAAACATACGTCATAGAGAAGTTATAATTCCGGCACTCAATGAAAACAATGAGAGCAATTTTGATTATCCCTACAAATTGGGATATTCCACATTAGATTATAAGCGCAGAATGGCTTCATTTGAAGATAATGACGATATGGCTTCATGGTTCGCCCAATATCAGCAAGAGCCGATAGAAAGAAAAGGCCAGATGTTCAATATTGATAACATGAACTTTTTTGACCCGGCAGAAATTGAGGGAATAAGACCTGATAGGATTTTTTCAGCAAACGACCCGGCATATGGTGGCGGAGACTTTGTATCAATGCCGATTTGCTATGAGATTGAAAGGGAATACTATATCGTGGATGTTGTGTATAACGATGGCGATAAGGATATAACAATTCCCGAAGTAACAAGCAGAATGGAAAGCCACTTGGATAAATTTCCGAATAAAACGGCAGAGGTACATTTTGAGGAAACAAAAACAACATCTGCCTATCGTTTGGAGTGCGAGAAAGTATGGAAGAAAGATTGCTACCCGATATTGACAAGCCATGACCCAGCAGATAACAAAACTGCAAAAATGGACAGAATTAAAAATCATGCGCCGGATATAAGAAAACTGCATTTCATAAAGCTTGAAAGGCAAACTAAAGAATACAAGAAATATTTTCAAAACGTTCTTTCTTGCACATATGAGGGCAAAATGAAACATGATGATGGCGTGGATTCTACTGCGCAGTTGTGCGATATGATTTTTAGGGAAAAGCGGATAGCAAAAGTTGAAGCAGTACACAATCCGTTCAGAGGAGGGCTTTATTAATGACAAATACATGTTTTATGTGCGGAGCTATTATTGAGAATAACAAAAAGCATAAATACGTTTGTGAGGAATGCGACAGGAAAATAAAATTGTTGAAACAACTTACAAATGTGGATAAAGCAAAAGAAAAAATAGAGAAAAAGGCAAAACGAAAAAGAATTAAAGATTTAGATTATGAACAAGAGGCTTGCGAGGTTGCACGAAAAATAATGTCAGAGGGCTATATTTTTAATAGCGTAAATGAAATTTGTTTTGCTATACAGCTTGAAAAGGAAAACATTAAATATTATCCAAATTACAAAATAGGCGAGTGCAAAGTAGACTTTTTCATACCGGATTTAAAGAAGATTGTTGAAGTTGATGGCGAACTATATCACACAGATGAAAATAAGGATTTTTTAAGAGAAAGAAAGATAATGAGCTGTATTGACAATGGTTATGAGATTGTGAGAATACCGGCTTCGTTTGTACCTGATTATATTCTATTGGGATTAAAAGAGGGTTTAGACTTTATGGTTGATAAAAGAAAGTTTGATAATAGATTTAGAGACACTCGGTTCGACAAGATATATTGGGAAGAATTTATTAATTATAAGTATGCAATGAGGAGAGCGAAATTATGAATACAAAAACTTACTTAAATCAAATCAGCAGATTAGATAAAATGATACAAAATAAGCTGTCTGAAATATATCGGCTTAAGACAATAGCATGTAGCGTTACTGTTTCAACGGACAAAGAAGCGGTTGATGTTTCATCTGACAAAGATAAATTAGGCAGTACAGTGACTAAAATTGTGGACTTGGAAAAAGACACAGACAGACTTGTTGATGAATTTATGAGAAAAAGAAATCATATCATCGGTCAAATTGATAGTATGGAGAATACTGACTATTATCATGTGCTGTCAATGAGATATGTCAATCAAAACACTTTTGAAGAAATCGCACAGGCTACAAATTGGAGCATAAGAAAAATATTTACAATCCACGGCAGAGCCTTGCAAGAGTTTGAAAGGCTTTACGGAAAAGAATATCTTGAAAATGTGCAGTAGTGTGCATAGTTTTGCATATCATTGCATATATACACTTAAAAAATTGACAGTTATAATATAACTATGAAAAAATCGTAATTCGTTCATTGCGAAAATCTCTTTAAGAAATAGCACTCACAGATTGTGGGTGCTATTTTTAGTGAAGCGAGGGTGACATGAATAATCAGAATATTGTACCAACAGGAAAACGGAGTGTAATGTGCCCTCGTTGCGGAAAGCTATTAACGTGGGTGAATAAAAATGATAAGAAGCACCACAAGGTAATGTGTACGCACTGCCGTAAATGGATATGGTTTTGGGCTGGCACACAAGAATTTCAAATAAAAGAGGTTCCACAGAGAACTTCTGCAAGTGGCATGAGGTTTTATTGATGTATAGATATGCGCATAAAAACGTAAGACCTTTTTCAGCTGTCTGCCATAATAATTACGGCAGACAAGTTATTTTCACACGTAAAAGGCAAATCACAAAAAATAACATAATCGAAGAACTGAATAAAGCACTTGTGATTCACGAACAAAACGCTATTGAGATTGAGTATCTTGACAGATACTATCGTGGTGACCAACCGATTTTGTATCGGCAAAAGGTAAATCGTCCGGAAATCAATAACAAGATTGCCGTAAATCTTGCGTATGAGCTTGTTGAGCGCAAAACCGCAGAGATGTGTGCCGAGCCAATCCAATATGTATTGCGTGGTACCGATAACCACAAGTCGGAAGAAATCACACAGCTTAACATTACAATGGACTCGGAAAGCAAACAGGAGTGCGACATAGACATACATCGCTGGAGGAGCATATGCGGTACCGGCTACAGATTTATCGGTAATGACGATGGGCAAGGGCAGTTGCTCGATGAAAGCGATTTTTATTTATCGTCTGAAAATCCAATGTATACGTTTGTTGTGTACTACTCAAACGGACGTCCGGCATTCTCTTGTCAAATCGGAGAGGACGAGAACGGAGCGAACATATACTATGTGTTCACTGACAATGAGTGGTTCGATATTCGCAACGACAAGATTTATGCAAGCGGAATAAACGGCAATAGAGCAATCCCGGTGATTGAATATCCAAACAATGCAAGGCGGTTATCTGACATTGAAATGACTATTGCAATCACAGACGCTATTAACGTGCTTACATCGGACAGAATTAATGGCGTCGAGCAATTTGTTTCCGCATGGGTGAAATTTGTTAATTGCGAGATTGACATAGACACATTCAGAAAAATGCGACAAGAGGGAGCATTGGTAGTTAAATCTAACAATGGTTCAGACAACAAGGCTGATGTTGATGTAATGACGAGCGAGCTTAATCAGACAGAGGGGCAAGTGGTATTCACTGACCTCTTTGAAAGATTTTTAAGTATTCAAGGCCTTGCAAATCGTCAGGGCAACACAGGCGGTGACACCGGTTCTGCTGTAGAATTGAGAAACGGACATTACGATGCCGGACTTAGAACGGCTATTAATGAGCCTATCCTTAAGAAATCAGAGAGAATGGCACTTAGGCTTATTCTTAACAGATTGAGAATTAACAAAGGCTTTACGCTTATGCCTAGTGATGTTGAGATACACATTAATCATAATAAGCTAGACAACATGCTTGTTAAGGCAGAAGTGCTTGAAATATTACTTAGGTGCGGTATCAATTACAAGAGAGCAGTTAAGACGATTGACATGTTTAGCGACCCTGAACAAGTTACTCTTGAGAGTGCTAAGCGCATGGAAATGTTATTCCCGGAAGAACAGCCGACAACAGCTACACCTAACAATGATAAGAACAATGGAAAGACAGCCGATGAATAATTGGCTGTCAATTTACTTTGGAGCTTGATATGGCAGACGAAATCCACGCACTTAACAAAAATGAAATACAGGACATAGATTACGAAACATATTTTGGTGAGATGGATTTATCTGACGAGGAAAAGGAAGATAGAAAAAAACTTGCTGAAAAGTTTGAAAAAATCTTTGTTATGCTATTCACCTTGTTATCCGGCAAGGAAGAAACAGAGATAACCACTATCACCAAAGAATTTATCATCAGATATGAGAGCATTGCCACACAGTACTGTAAAGCAAAGAGAACACCCTCATATATTACGGATTATGCCCGGTACATTGTGAATGAGGTGGTTGACGCTACCACACAAAATACTGAAGTAGAGTATTTTACTTCACAGAAGCGAGCAAAAAATGTAGCTGCGAATGAAGCTAATGCGGTCGGCAATTACAGATTGCAAACCGATATGGTGAAACAAGGTTACAAAACAAAAGAATGGCGCTCAAAAGAAGATTCACATGTCAGACCTACACATGCGAATGTTGACAGAAAGAGAATTGATATTTTTAAGCCGTTTGAAGTTGGAAACTCACTTATGATGTTTCCGAAAGACCATTCTTTAGGGGCACAGGTAAAAGAAATAGCAGGGTGTAGATGCAGTCTTAAATATTACAAATAATGAGCAACTTGTAAGGAAAACTTATAGGTTGCTTTTTATTATACAAAATTTGCAGTTGTGCGTTAAACAACAGAAAAACTCGGCGGGAGCGACCCGCGATAACAAAAGCGTGAGTTACGGAGGTAATTGAAATGACAAGAAATGATGTTTTGAAGCTTTTTCCGGACGCAACGGATGAGCAGATAACAAATCTGCTTAACAAGAGCGGTGAGGAAATGGCAAGAGAGAAAGAGAAAGCCAATCAGTATAAGGCTAAAGCCGACAAAGCTGACGAGCTACAGACACAGCTTGATGAGCTACAGAATGGCAACATGACGGAGCTTGAAAGGGCAAATAAAGCCTTAGAGACAGCCAATCAGCAGATAGCCAAGCTACAGAAAGATAACGCTGTCAGAGACTTGCGTGAGAAGGCTATGTCAGATTTTGGAATTACAGCAGAACAGGTAAAGACAGTAGTAAAAGAGGATGGCTCTTTTGACACGACATCACTTGGCAAGATTATTTCCGACATGAAAGCCAATGCAATCGCAGAGTATGAGAAAAATGCACTCAACAATACTCCGAATCCAAGCAATGGCGGTAACAATAATGAGCCCGACTCAAAGCCGGCAGATGTAGCAAATGCAGAACAAATCTCATTCGGTACAGTTGCAAACGCTGAAAGTCAAAACAGCTATGTAATTTAAAACAGGAGGTAGAACGATGGGAAAACCAATCGTAAGAGACTTTACACAGGGTAAAGGAATTTTAAAATTTTTCCCTTATGAGGGTGCAGCATGCCTTGTACCACAGACTATGGTAACAAGCGCAGACACAAACGGAATGAAGATTGTACCGGCTGGTACACCATTTCCAAGCAATGACGCAGAGTGCAAGGGCTATCTGTTACACGATGTAGATGTAACAATGGGTGACGCGCCTGGAACATATGTATATCAGGGAACTATTGATTGGGAGAAAGTTAAGTCACTTTCAATCGCAGATGAAGCTAGAACTGCAACACCTAGAGTTACTTTCTATGGCGCACCAAAGATTGTAGCAAGTCAGGTCTAAAAGGAGGTAGAAGAACATGGCATTACCATTAGCAGAAGCATTTACAGCGAGAAGCCTCGGTGTAATGTGGGATAACTACAAAAAGATATTAGGAACTGCCCCTTATCTTGGCAGACAAAAATTCGGAACACGCAAACAGGACTCACTCGACCTTAGATTTATCAAAGGTAAGAACGGACTGCCGGTATCGCTCAAAGCTTCAAACTTTGATGCACAGGCAGAGCTAAGAGATGTTGGAGGCTTCTCTGACATTCAGAACTCAATGCCATTTTATCGTGAGGGATATATGGTAACAGAGAAAGAGGAACAGGAGTACGACAATTACAGAACTTCTGAAAACTCTAGCCTTGCCAATAACGTATTACGTGAAATCTCTAAGAAACCAATGATGTTAATTGAGGGTGCATTAGTTGTACCGGAGAGACAGATTTGGCAGTTACTTGCACCTACAGATGGTGTACCAAAGGTAAAGGTTGTACTTGGCGATAAGAACTATGTTGTTGATTACACAGCCGACAATGGCGCAGAGCATAAGGAAAAGCACTTTAAGTCAATTACCGGCACAAGTGCATGGGATAAGCCTACCACATGTGCACCACTCGATGACCTTATCACAGCTCGTAGAGACTTTGCAAAGGCTACAGGCTACTCACTTACACGTTTCACCATGAATACAGAGACTTGGGAAATGGTGCTTAAGGCAGAGGACACAAAGAAACAGGTACTCGGTATCACTGCTTACAATGGCGGTATCAGATTACAGCAAGGACAGGTTACTGAATACCTTAGAGGATATGGTATCGAGATTGAAGTATACGATAAGCTCTATGTTGATGAGACAGGACAAACACAGTACTTTGTACCAACAGGCATTGTATCTGCACAGTCTGCCGGAGTATTCCTTGGCGATTACACATTCGGTAAGACTCCAGAGGAAAGAAGCGGAAGTATCACAGACGGAAACCTCTCACTTGTTGAGACCGGTGTATCTGTATACACATATGCTACAAACCATCCTATCAATACTCACTGTATCGTATCTATGATTGGATTACCTACATTCGAGGGTATGGATAGCGTTATGGTTCTCAAAGTTAAGGAGGATTAAGGCTTATGATAGCAACGCACTCTATAAAGCATGATGGAGTGTGGTATAAAGTCGGAGACGAGGTACCGGAAAGCAATAGCAATTCGGTGCCTTCTGATTTTATGAACCCACCTGAAACACCATACACAAAGACAGAAATTAACAGAATGTCAACAGCCGACCTAAAGAAGCTTGCGAGCGGAAATGGTATTGAAAATGCCGCAGAAATAAATGGCAGCGACTTGAAAAAAATGTTAATTGAAAAGTTTGGATTATAAGGAGCTTGGCATGGAATACACCACATTAGAACAAGTCAAAATCAGACTCAAACAATTTCATATTGATACAGTCACGAATGATGATGAAACAACATCTGATGTGGTTGTATTCGACAAAAAGGAAGATAACCCACTCATTGAACAGCTCATTAAACAGGCCACGGAAGATGTAAAAGCAAAAAGGTGTTATCCGGACACTTTCACTGATGATGATATAACTGCTGACTTAAAGCAGTTTGAAAATGTCGTTATCAATCTTGCTGTCTACGACCATTCGCAAGCCGGTGAGAACTACATGAGCGCTTTAAGTGAGGGCGGAGTGAGCCGTACATGGAAAGACAGAGATAAGCTGTTTGTTGGAGTTTTTCCTTTTGTCAAAGTGCTATAAATCTTGCCTATAGGGCATTATATAAAAAGATAAGAAGATTGTGCGTTACCATTTTACTGATGTCGGTAACATGGTAGCAGGCGGTACACATTAAGTGGTGGTGGGCGGTGTGCCAATTACCAAAGATGAAAGGCTGTAAGATGAATAATTTAATCTATCAGACATACATTATTGCCTTGCCAATTGTCCTGACAGCACTTTTGGGTTATATTGTTTGGCTTTTACAAGAGCAGAAAAAGCAAAAAGCGATAGACACAAAAGAAAGAAACGAGCGCATTGAAGAGGAAAAGAAGCTACGACAAGCAAACGGAAAAGGTACAATGCTACTTTTACGAGTACAGCTTATCGAATACCATGATAAGTATATGAAGCTTGGCGAAATTCCCTCATATGCGTATCAGAATTTTTGCGAGATGTATGACGCATACCACGCACTCGGTGGTAATGGCATGGTGACAAAAATGAAAAATGAGATTGAGGAAATCCATTTAGGTAAAGGAGGAAAAAACTGATGGACTTTACACAAGTACCTACAGTAGTTGCCATTATGGTAATTACTTATTTAATCGGATATGCTTCAAAGCAGATACCACAGGTTAAAGATAATATTATTCCTATTATCGTAGGTGTAGCCGGTGGAGTACTCGGCATTATTGGGATGTTTGTAATTCCCGGTTATCCGGCAGACAACATTCTTGATGCAATAGCAGTTGGCATTGTGTCGGGCATGGCAAGCACCGGTGTTAATCAGATTTACAAGCAGATAAAGAAAAATGCTTGACATTAATAAACAGGCCATGAAATACGCGCTTCAAGGTCAAACAGTCACAGTCTATGAAAAAGACGATGACGGAAATCTAAAGTTTTACGAAACGGAGGACGGAGAGAAGATATACTACACACACGAAGAAACAGGCTTTTCGGAGCCAATTGATTTTCGGGCGAATATATCGTTTGACGGAGGAGAAGCACAGAACAAGGAATATGGCTTTAATACGGCTGATTTTGACGCTGTTTTGCTGACAGACAGAGGAGAATACCCTTTTAAAAAAGGTGACGTTATTTGGCTTGATAGCGAGCCTACAAAGGACGAAAACGGATTAGTTGATTCAACTTCCGCAGACTTTACAATAGTAGGAGTAAAACCCTCTCTCTATTCAGTTAAATACATGCTCAAAGCAGTTGTGAAAGAAGTGTAATTATGAAGCTTGACATTTCCCTAACAGAAAAATCTATACAAGATGCGATAGGCAAGCTTGAAAGATACAAAGACCGCTTACAGGACAAGTGCATTGCGTTTGTCGGAGAGCTTGCTAGTAATGGCATTGATGTAGCACGAGCAAATACAGGCAATTTCGGACACTATATCACGTTTAGTTACGAAATTAAAGATACAACGGACGGATGTACAGCTATTATTCTTGCAACAGAAACAGGACAGATACAAAGTACATGGCAGACAGCAGACGGACTCAAAACGGTTGATGTATCGCCTTTGCTCATGGCTGAATACGGCTCGGGCTGGAGAGCTAAGCCACGCTTCAATGATACAAGAGGCGGTCAAGGAACTTTTCCAGGGCAGACACACGCATTTGACAGTGAGGGTTGGTATTGGAGAGACGAAAGTGGAGAATTACACCATTCATACGGCATTACACCTACAATGCCGATGTATAACGCATTTTTAAAAATGGAAAATGACATTATGAAAACGGCACGGAAAAATTTTAGTTGAGGTGATAAAGTGGCGAGTCAAAATCAATGGGTCTACGACCTTGAAAACCTCACATATGCAATTGTAAAAACCCGATGTGAGAAAAAATTGAAAACTAAATATCCCAAGCTAAAATTCACACAAGAGGAACAGTCGGACAGCGCAACGGCTAGCTTCCCAACGGTGCTAGTTCAAGCACTCGAACCTATTGAACAGAATGAGGATTTAGAGTGTGAAAGAATAAATACAGTGTTATTTACGGCACAAGTAATTGTTACAACGAATAAAAGCCGTTCAGAAGCCTTGAATGTGGCACAGACAGTGGCTAATGAATACAAAGCTATGTCATTCAAGCTGACAACAATCCCATTCGCTAGGAAAAACGGCAAATTATGGACTGCAACATTACGTGCTAGGCGGTCATTCGATTGGAATGATAGATTATAAGAGCCTTTTGGCTCTTATTTTTTTATGAAAAATAAGGAGGATTAGAAATGGCAACAGGATTAAAAAGTAGAATTGCTTACAAGACACCAACCGCATCCACCACAAGTGGCGATTACTGGGCTGGAACTTACAAGCTCTTAATCAGAGCTAAAACAATTCCCTCACCATTCGGTTCACAGAACATGGTAGATACTTCAACTCTTGAGGATTTAGTAGAGACACAGGAAATGGGCAGACGTTCAGCCGGTTCTATGGAAGTTGAGGGAGCTTTTGAGAAAAAGTACAAGGATGAGATGGTAACTAACGAGGGCAAGAAGCTTGACTTCATCATTCTCTATGGCACAGACGGAAAAGGTTCAGAAGGTATCTGTGCTTTTATCGGTCAGGAGTCATTCGCCCCAGGTGAGGCTTCCGATGACCACTTAACAGGAACTGCGACTGTATCAGTTCAGACAGTACCTAAGTGGATTGAGGATAACTACGATGTTGCGGTCACAGAGGATGACCAAGGCTATCCAACAGCAATCACACTCACAAAAAAATCATGAGCCAATCGAAAAAAGCCGTAGCGGTTGGCTATGATGATAGCACGGCTGACAGCGAACTTGAAGAAACAATGTAGTAAGGTAATGGAGGCAGTTTTATACTGCCTCTTTCCCTATATAAATTAGGGAGAAAGGGAAAGATAAAATGAAAATTAAATTAAGTGGAAAAGAGTATATAGTTAAATTTGGATATGCACCGGTATATAAGAATAAAATTATCCCAAGGCTCGTAGGAATGGAGCAAAAGGGCGAGGGACTTGAAGTCATTGACAACATGCTTGGATTTTTACCGGAGTTTTTGCTCGTGGGCTTGCAAAAGTTTCACGCTGACGAATTTGGCTTTGATTTTGACGATAAAGAAGCAAAAGAGAAGCAATTAGCGAAGATGTATGATTTGCTTGACGATTATCTCGACCCAGAGAATGAAGAGGGTGGAGATATAATGTCGCTCTACAACGATTTGTCGGCTGAAATGGAGAAAAACAGTTTTTTATCAAAGATGCTGGCGAAAGAGGTACAGACAGCCAAGAAGAAACCAATCAAGAAGTAAAAGAGCTTACATGGGAAGTATATTGTAACGAAATCCGCCCATATTGGCTCTTGGTAACTAAAGGCTATGGATTTAGCGTTGAGGACATAGATATGTCTTGTCCGGCTGATTTAGAGCCTTATTCAAAGGCTTATATGCTTGAACAAAAAGAAGCCGACAACAATATGTGGGCTTGGTGGGGCACATACGGATTGAGCGCAACTCTTACAGCAATTGACAGAGCTTTAAATAACAACAAAGCAAGAGCGAAATACATTGAAAAATCATTAAGCGAGCAATACTCAAAAGATAACGAGCCTAAATACAAGGAGTCTAATGAGGAAATTGCCGTTTATGAGATGAAGCAACGAATTAACGCATTAAGACAATCAGGATTACCTGAAAGTCCTGATTAATGAGGTGAAAATATGGCATATAAAGGAATTGACGTATCGTCATATCAAGGAAATATTGATTGGAGTAAGGTTAAGTGGGCCGGAGTGCAATTTGCAATCCTTAAAATAATCCGCAAAGACCTTAATCCGGATAAAACCTTTGAGCAAAATTGGAAAGGCTGTACTGATGTAGGAATGCCAATACAAGGCGTTTACAACTACTCATACGCTACAACAGTAGACAAGGCAAAGACAGACGCAAATAAGGTCATTCAGACACTTAACGGAAGAAAAACTTTCGTTTGGTTAGATGTTGAAGATAAATGTCAACAAGGGCTTGGACAGACGCTTATTGACATTATCAACGCATATCAGAGTGTTATCAAGAGTGCCGGACTTAACTTTGGTGTATACACAGGGCTTAGCTTTTATAATCAGTACATTGCGCCATACGCAAATCAGATTAATTGTCCGTTTTGGATAGCACGTTATCCGTCAACTAAAGGAATGTCTATTGGTGATGAGCCTAATAGCGCAAAGAAGCCTGTTATTCAACATCCTCTGTATGGCTGGCAGTATTCAAGCGCATTTACCTGTAGCGGCCTGAATAACAGCACAGATGCTAACTTACTATACATTGAGCTTAATAAGGGTGATGGAATAGAGAATAGTTCGGCACCAATAGCAACTCCGGCAAAGAATAATGCTTGGAAAGGCAATGAGGAATATTACCTCAATAATAATGATGTAAGGAAATGGCAACATGCCATGAACATCGGATTTGACACAGACGAGCTTAAGGAAGATGGCAGATTCGGAGTTAATTCACAGAGATTTGCTAAAAATCATAATCTGTGGAGTGGTCAGAAACATAACTGCCCGACAGCCATTAAGTGGCTGAGAAAAACTCTACACGACAAGTATCATTTTTACAAACTTGATACCGATTACGGCAAGTGGACGGACTATCTCACTAAATGTGTCAAAGTATTTCAAAAGAATAGAGGTCTTAAGCAAGATGGTTATGTTGGATTGATTACAACATACTATCTGCTCAAAGGATAAATACATGAGAGCTACTTTAGGGTAGCTCTCTTTTTTATTACATACAGGGAGGTGAGAAAATGGCAGAGAGCATTGAGCTTCAAATCAAGTCGGACGCGCAGCAAGCGACTAAAGCCATAGGCAATTTACAAAGTAAGTTGCAAGGACTTGGAAGTACTCTCAATTCCCTCAACGGTGCAAGCATAAGCAATTTTGCGAGTGGAATGTCACAACTTGCAACATCACTTAGAAGCGTGAGCAGTATTGACACACGTACCTTTAGCAAGATTGCGACTAACATGGAAAAGCTTGGCAACCTTGATACTGCAAGACTTGTCAGCTCGGCAAGTGCTTTAAAGAGCATGGCAACAGAATTGTCGGGCTTTGCGAGCATATCAAAGCAATCAGCAGAGATTACACAGCTAACGGCTTCAATCTCAAAGCTTGGCTCTAAATCAGCCGGGTATGCTGCGGACAACATCAGAAACCTTGGCAGTGCCTTGAAAGAGGTAATGACAACATTATCTAGCGCACCGAGAGTCAGCAACAACATTATTCAAATGACTAATGCACTTGCTAATCTGTCACAGCAAGGCTCAAAAGTCGGCTCGGCTAGTAGGTCACTTGTAACAGGCTTTTCAAACACAACTAAGTCAATTAAGCGTACAAGGAGCGGATTTAGTGGCTTGGCTTCAACTATCGGTAAGTTTTACGCAACTTATTGGTTGGTTATGCGAGCTGTAGGAAAAATAGGCAGTGCAGTTGATTTAGCAAGCCAACTAACCGAGGTTCAAAACGTAGTAGATACCACGTTTGGTGACATGGCAAGCAAAGTTGATGATTTTACAAAAACATCAATTCAAGACTTCGGAATGTCAGAGCTGACAGTTAAGCAAATATCAAGCCGTTTCCAAGCGTTAGGTACCTCTATAGGTATTTCATCAGAACAAGTGGCAAATGGTACGGCAGTGGCGAATAAAGCTCTTATGAGCCAAAATAACACGCTATACAAGACTACAGACAGTATGGCTGATATGTCACTTAATCTTACAAGGTTAGCTGGTGACATGGCTTCATTCTACGATGTAGACCAAGCTGATGTTGCAAAGAGCTTACAATCCATTTTTTCGGGAACAATAGCACCTTTGAGGAGATACGGACTTGATTTAACGCAAGCCACACTTTCAGAGTGGGCTATGAAAAACGGACTTGACGCAAATATCAAGTCAATGACACAAGCCGAAAAGGTACTCTTAAGGTACAACTATGTCATGGCAAATACACAAGCTGCGCAAGGTGATTTCGCTAAGACCGCGAACACCTGGGCTAACAGTGTAAGAGTCCTTAAGCAAGAGTTTCAAGCATGGGGCAGTATCATAGGTAGCGTAATAATCAATGCTCTAAAGCCGTTTGTCCAAGCCTTAAATAAGGTAATGCTCAAAGTTATCAGTTTCACAAGAACTGTAGCTGACGCACTCGGAGCAATCTTCGGATGGACTATCGAGATAAGCGGTCGCGGTGCCACGGCTGACGGCATGGAGGACATAGCTGACGGAGTAGGTGACATTGGTGATAACGCTGATAGTTCCAATAAGAAAGCTCAAAAACTGAAAAAGACACTACTTAGTATAGATGAGATACACGCACTTGACGATAACAGCGATAGTGGCAGTGGCGGAGGCTCAGGCAGTGGCGGTTCAGGCGGTGGTGGAGCTGGCAGCGGTGTTAATAGCTCACTGAAAAAGACCGATGGATTGCTTGAAAAATACAAATCATCAATCAAGGATTTATACTCACTTGGAAAGTACATCGGTGACGCTCTTGCGAGTGCTATGGAGAGCATTGATTGGAAGAAGATTTATCAGAAAGCTGACAATTTCGGAAAAGGACTTGCAGACTTCCTTAATGGTTTAATCAGCCCAAGGCTCTTTTATGATTTGGGTGCAACAATAGCTGGTTCGCTGAACACAGCTTTACATTTCCTCAATTCATTCGGCACAACATTCGACTGGACTAATTTTGGCTTGTCGATTGCTAACGGCATTAATGGATTTTTTGAGAATTTTGATTTTGCGTTACTAGCAAAAACTATTAATGCATGGGTGCAAGGAATATACACCATGCTAACCACGGCAATTAAAAATGTGTCGTGGAAAGACATACTTAAAGGAATTACGGACTTTTTAAGCAATTTGGACATTAAAACTGTTGAGATAATAGTTGGCACATTGCTGATAAAAAAGATAATTTCGTTAAAATTGGGTTCAGTGGCACTCGCTTTTATTGGAAAATCATTATCAAAAGCAATAGCACAGGCAATAGCTTCAAAAATTGGATTTGAGCTTGTAGAGGGAGCCGGCATTGGAACGGCAATAATACAAGCATTTAAAACGATTTTCACCTCATTGTCAACAAATCTCGGACTACTTATAGAAGGGCTATTCAGCGGTTTAAGTTTGGGTGATGCAATAACGGCCGCATTCGGAACAGGGGCAGTAGACCTATTAGCAACAATTGGTTCTGCTTTTTCGGCAATAGCCGGAACAATTTTATCTATTGTAAATTTTGTCAAAATGTTAAAAGACGGATTTAGTTGGATAAATGAAATTCTAATGGTGATAGGTGTTGCATTAGCCACAATCGGAGCAATATTAGCTGGCGTGGCAGCATTGCCAGCAGTAATTGTTGGAGCAATAGTGGCGGCAGTATCAACAATCGTTGTTTTAGTAAAAGATAATTGGAACACAATTTGTGAACTATTTTCAACGGTTGGCGATTGGTTCAATGGAAATGTCATTGAGCCTGTAGTTTCGTTTTTTAAAGATATGTGGAAAACCATAAGTGGCTTTTTCGGTTCTCTATGGAAAGACATAGTAACTGTGTGGCAAGGAGCTTCGAAATGGTTTAGTTCCACAGTAATTGAGCCGATAGTTGGCTTTTTTAAAGGCTTTGCTACACGAGCACAACAGATTTTTCAAGGTATTTGGATAATAATCCAAGCAATTTGGATAGTAGCTTCAAGCTGGTTTAATAATAATGTAATTACTCCAATTTCAAATCTGTTTAACTTTTTAAAAACACTTATACAGACAACGATACAGACAGCAAAAGATTTTGTCTTTTCAACGTGGCAAGGGGTAGCGAGTTGGTTTAGCGGTACAGTAATACAACCGATTTCAAACTTTTTTAATATGTTGAAAGCTGGTATAACATCGGCACTTAGCGTAGCAAAGAACTTTGTTATATCCACTTGGCAAAGCGTGGCGGGTTGGTTTAATGGCAATGTTATTTCGCCTATCACAAACTGCTTTAATATTATGAAAAACGGAATTACAAACGCGTTTAATTATGTGTGGAGTTCAATAAGAGGCGGTGTCACAGGGGCTATGAACTACGTTATTTCAAAAATAGAGAATGGGGTTAATTTTGTTGTCAGTGGAATTAACTCTTTATTAAGAGGATTTAACAAAGTTGTTTCTATGGCTGCTAAGGTGGCCGGTGCAAATTGGAACGGAGTATCGTTAGTTCCAAAAGTACATATTCCAAGGCTTGCTAGTGGTGGAATTTTCCCAAGGGGAGAGGACGGCATGGCTTTTATCAATCACAATGAGTTAGTCGGTAAATTCTCAAACGGCAAAAACGTGGTCGCAAATAACCAACAAATCACAGAGGGAATTAAACAGGCTGTCATGGAGGGTATGGCACAAGTAATGATGAACTCTAACACTGGCGGAAGCTCTGCACCTATTATCGAAAATGTGTTTAAGTGCGACAGCGAAACACTCTATCGCATGACACAGGTAGGCAAAGCAAAGCACGGACAACGATATATTGTAGCAAATGAATTTGGCTAAGACACTCACCCTTGCGTGGGTGTCTTTTTATGTGAGGTGATGTACATATGGCAATGATGTTAGTAGACGGAGTAGAATTACCTACTCCATCAAGCTTTGAATGGGGCTTGATTGATGTGTCTGCAAGTGATAGTGGACGAACACAAGACGGCAAAATGCACAAGAATAGAATAGCGCAGAAACGGCAACTTAAATTGTCGTGGAATGGTACAGACAAGGCTAGGACAGCAAAGATACTTCAAATGGTGAACCCCGAATATATCAGAGTGACATATCCTGACGCTATGAGCGGAACTGATGAAACACGTACATTCTATGTGGGTGACAGAACCGCACCTATCAAGATATGGACTGTTGGCAATAAGAGGTATGAGGTATTAAGCTTTCCTCTCATAGAAGAATAAGGCGGTGATTAAATGCTAAACGTATCAGCTAAATGGCAAAGGGCAGTAATGCTCGATAATGACATAAACGTAAATTGTTTTGCTGACATAGTTACGGCAAGTGGCGAGAAAATCCCTATTAGTGATAGTGAGCTGTGGGCGAATGGCTTCGAAGTTAATGACTCAACATCAAGCAATGGTACTTTCACAATCGGGGCTTTGATTGCCGGAAAACTGAAAATTAAGCTGAATAATATTTATGAAGATTATAATAAGTATGATTTTGATAAGGCAAGCGTAACGGCATATGTCTCAAAAAGCTTTTCTGACGGCGCGACCGAAAAACTAAAAATCGGTGAGTATAGAGTCAGCGAGACAAGCTATGACGGCTCACTCATAACGCTTACTTGCCTTGACAATATTAATAATTTCAATCGCGAGTATGACAGCAATTTAAGCTACCCTACGACAGCGTATGAGGTGGTCAGAGACGTTTGCATTAAGTGTGATGTACCTTTTACTATGGCGAGATTTGACAACTCTGATTACGTGATTAACGAGATACCAAGCGATAATCAAAAACTCACATATGGACAGGTAATAGCTTACATCTTACAGTTGAGCGGATTGTGGGGCAAGTGCGGTCACGATGGCGAATTGCTTATCGGTTGGTATGATATGAGCCAGTTTGGGAGCCAAAATTACAATGGTGGAACTTTTAGCACAAAAACTACACCATACTCTGACGGAGATACACTGAATGGTGGAAATTTCACCGACTATTCAAGTGGAGATAGCGTTGATGGTGGAACATTTACAGAAACGAGAAATTACCACAATATTTACACGCAAAAAGACTTGAACGTTGCGACTGATGATGTTGTTATCACCGGGGTAAAGGTAACTGTAACCTCAAAAGAGGACAAGACAAAAGATGTTAATGCTCTTGCCGGAAAAGAGGGATATGTAGTCTCAATCTCTGATAATCCGTTTATTTCGGCAGGCAAGGCACAGACAGTTGCAAATTATATCTTCAAAAAAATAGGTGGCATGAGGTTCAGACCTCTTGACGCTACGCTCTTGTCAAACCCACTGATTGAGAGCGGAGATGTGGCGCTTGTGACAGACCGCAAGCAGAATACCTATAGCTGTTTTATTTCCAACCGAACATTTACAGTTGGAAGTGGCACTAAAATTTCGTGTGACGCTGAAAATGCTTCAAGGAATAGTGCTGATAAATTTAGTAATGAGACAAAGGCTATCGTACAGGCTAGGGAAGTTGCACAGGCAAAACTAAGTGTATATGATAAGCAAATGCAATTGCTGACACAGCTAATGTCTCAATCGCTCGGACTTTTTAAGACTGAACAGGTGCAAGAGGATGGCTCAATTATTTACATTATGCATAATAAAGCCGACCTTAATTCGAGCAACATACAGTGGAAAATGACGGCTAATGGCATGGCTGTATCAAGTGACTATGGTAAAACGTGGAATGCCGGAGTTGATAAAGACGGAAACGCTATTTTCAATATTATGTCGGCTATCGGCATTAATTTTGACTGGGCGCATGGTGGTACACTCACTTTAGGCGGTGAGGATAACACAAACGGCAAGCAATATGTCAAAGACGCAAACGGAAAAATCCTGATTACGCTTGACAACAAGGGGATTACGCTTGCTGACGGAGTTAATATATCATGGAATAATATCTCTAATAAGCCGAGTATACCAACAGACACCAACGATTTAACGAATGGTGCCGGATATATTGATTCGGACAAAGCAACACAAATTACAAAAGACACCGTGACTACGAGCTATGTAAATGCACTTAGCGTTAAGGCTGGTTCAGTTGACGCAGAGGACATCACAGGAACAACAATTGCTGGCAAGAATATTGTTGGCGGAACAATTGATATTGGCAGCGGAGTTTTTGCGGTTGACAGTAGTGGAAAAGTAACCGCTTCAAATTTTAATATGTCCGGTGGAAGTATTGCACTGAACGGAAATTTAAGTAATTCAACGATTGATTTAACGGCTACTGACAATTCAGGAAACAATTATGAGCTTTGGATGAATGGCGCAGTCTTGCGAATTGTCAAAAATGATGAGAATTTGATTACACTTTACGGAGCCACAGGCTCTATAGGTGCACAGACAATGTATGCTCAAGAGATAGGCTCTGATAAATTTAGAGAAACCGATAGAGGATATGCGATGTGTGGCGATGCAACAGGGCATACATATCATTGCGGCTGGAATGGTAGCGCCTTGAGCTTCCAAGTTGATACTGTTTGGGTATGGAGTTCCTCAGATAAACACTTAAAAAAGAATATTAAAGCAATTAATCAAGATTATATTGATGCAGTAGGCTCGGTCGATTTATTTCAATACAATCTTAATAGACAAGGATATTCAGACAAGCCGTTATATTTTGGAGCAATGGCACAGGATATAATCAAGAATCTTAAGGATAAAGGACATGCCAATGAAAACCTTAATATGATTTTCCGAAACAAAGCAACATCGGATGATGATACACTATACTACGGCATGAACTATGAGCAATTCCTAATCTTAAGGCTCGCCGGAGACGAGCAGAAGATTGATAAAATGCAAAAACACATAGATGAATTGGAAGATAAGTTTTTAAGATTGTGTCAGAAATTAGGCATTGATGAAAGTGAGGTGTAGCTTATGGCAATTCAAATGAGACGAGGGGCATACGCGGAGTTTGACCCTTTAAAAATGAAAGCTGGAGAATGGGCGGTATCGACCGATTCCGACACGAAAAAACAGCAGATATGGATGTGTTTCGCACCCGGAATAGTTAAGCGGATGGGAACTGTTGAGGATTTTAACACTGAAATTCAAAGACTTATTCAGAGCTATCTTGACGGCATGGCAGAATCGGTAGAAAAGGCTCAAGAATCAGCAGAACTTGCCACAAGCAAAGCTCGAGAATCAGCTGCCTCTGCAAGCGATGCTAAGGCAAGCGAAACAAAAGCTAAGACCAGTGAAACCAATGCGTCAAACTCGGCTGCAAAAGCAAAGATTAGTGAAACCAATGCCAAGGCCAGTGAGACAAAGGCTAAGACAAGTGAGGCCAACGCATCAACTTCTGCAAGTAACGCCAAGGCAAGCGAAACAAATTCTAAGACCAGTGAAACTAATGCTAAGAAATCAGAGACTAATGCATCTACAAGCGCAGCTAACGCAAAGACCGGTGAAACTAATGCCAAGGCTTCTGCTACCAGTGCGTCAACTTTTGCAAGTCAGGCTAAGGCAAGCGAAGCAAAAGCCAAGGCTTCTGAAACCAATGCTAAGACAAGTGAGACTAACTCTGCAAAGAGCGAGTCGGAAGCGCAAAAATACGCAGAGCAAGTTAAAGAAATATCTGAGAGCTTAAGTGGGGCATTAAGACCTCTTGGAACAATCAGCTTTGCCGACTTGCCGAGCACAGCAGACACTAGTTCCGGAGATATGTATAATATAACAGACCAATTTACCACAACCATTGATTTTAAAGAGGGGGCTGGCAATATAATTCCTGCTGGAAGTAACGTGTATTTAACTACTGATAGATATTGGGATGTACTTGCCGGTACACCAGTAACAGGAGTAAAAGGTGCAAAAGAAGTATATTATCGCAGAGGAAATGTAAACATAACCCCTGCCAATATCGGAGCGGTTGCAGAAGGCGGAAATATAAGCGATACAACAGTTACTTTTAACGATACAACAACTAGAGCAAACCTCGTTTCTGGCGAAAAAGTGTCGGTCGGCTTCGGAAAAATTAAGAAGTGGTTCGCTGATTTGAAAAGCTTTGCTTTTAAGGATTTGGTGAATAACCTCACGACTGCTGCCACTGGTAGCGCATTGGACGCAAGCCAAGGCAAGATTTTAAATGACAAATACGATGAATTAAACCAGAGTTTAAGTTTTAAGGTAAATACCACTGATAGCCGACTGTCGGATGCCAGAACTCCGAAACCTCACACCCATGATGATAGATACTATACTGAGAGCGAGATTAATACTAAGCTTAATGCATTAGTAAAAAATCATATTGTTGTCTTGCATAAGGCTGAATTAATAACAGTTACTGGAAATTCCGATAGAGAATACTCTTTTCCATTTTCTTTGCCAAGCGATGCAGAGATTATTATGCAGCTTCCTATAATTTATGCTGGCGGCAAGGGCATATCAATTGGAAGAAATGTCAATAAAGATTTTACTGTACTTCTTTGGAATAATAATAGCAGTACACAAGATGTCGGGGTTATTTATTATGGAGTGTACATCATATAAATAAATGTATTGGAACATAAAGCGTTGAGAGCCGCCTTCAAATGCGCCACATAGTGCCTATTGTTATGGGTATAATTAGCGTCAGACTTGGAATTCAAGCTCTTCTTTGTATTATCTAAACTTTGGTTTAGCAGACTATACCGCAAATAGGATTTTACGCGTAAAAAGAGAGGGCTTATGCCCTCTCTGATTATTGTCCTATAAATACTCCAACATCATCTGCGAATGGATTGAAATTGTAATCCATTTCAATACTTTGCGCGTTTGTTGGAACTTCAAACGATATATCGACATTTCCAGTTCTGCCCGGCGAAAGCTCTAAAATCGAAGAGCTGTCAGTCAAATAAAGCTTGTTTTCGACTTGCACGTTATCAGCATATCCAGTTGCATTAGTATAAGAAAAACTAAATGTTTCATCACTATTATTTACCACTTGAAAGCTAAAAGTAACATATTTATATCCGCTTTTAGGCTTTTCGTAATCATAATTCGTATTTTCATAAAAATCAGTTAAAGCTACATTTATGTTGTCTTGATAAGTTATTCCCTCTCCGACACGAGCTTCAATCCTTTGATAATCTTGCGAGGAATTACCCTCTGTCTCGGCTTCTATTTCACTCTCAATTTGATTATTGGACTTCTTGTCACTTTTAGCGGTATCAGTACTTGAATGGTCTACAAAAATCAATCCTAAAGCAGAAAGAACACATATCACAATAGCAACAATCGAACCTACATGGCGCCTTGGAATTTGTTCTGAACTCTTAAGAGCTAAATCAATGATAGCAAGTATCAGTGCTGTTATGATACATATTACATCGAGAAAAAGCGGTGCGCATAGTACAAGCGGTAGGCAAAAGCAAATAGCTATTGTGCTTAATACAGAATCTTTCTTTTTAAACGGCTTATCTTGTATGTATAAATTTACATAATAGCTTGAAGTTTTGCGGTCAACGAGATAGTTACTCTCGATGTGTCTACAAACCATTTCCATATTGCCTTGATAATACTTATCTAAATCGCCAATATTAACATAATGATTGTTAATGCAGTATTCTCTATATCTTTTCATATAAAAAATCCCCTTTCTAGTTCTTTTTTGCTATTTTACTCTTTACAATCCGTATTGTCAATATTCGACAAAATAAAACACTTTAAAGTGCTACAGTAATGATGTTCTCAAATGCGAGAACTCTTCAAGTTTCGGTAGGGTGGTAGGCGGATTGACAGTCTATCACCCTGTTTTGTATTGACGTTTAAGAACAAATGTTCTATAATTGATGTATCGGAGGTGGCATTGTATGGAATATAAGGAAGAAATAATTAAAATGATTGAGGGCTTGGAAGATAAAGACCTGTTGTTGTACTTGTACATATTTATTAAAGGAAAAATAGAGGCAGAGTAAAAACTCTGCCTTGTGGTTATATTTTCTTTTCCCAAACGTTACCACACTTTGAACACACAAACTTTGTTTTGCCGTTCTTGCCTTTAATTCCGGTAGCTGTACCGACAACGGCACCGACAGGCCCGAAGAGACCGCCTACTGTGTTACCAACAAGTGCTTTACCGAATGAGAATTTTTTCTTGGTGTCAACAGGTATGCCAACACCATCACAACCCCATTTAGGACATTTAACAGTTTTACTCATGATTAAAATACCACCTTTCTTATTAATTTAATTTATTTTGAGTATTTTCATACATCATATCTATTAAATTCATAATATTTTCTTGCTCTTTATCCGACAATTTAGATAATTTCAACGCATAGTCTTTAATTCTACTATCCATATTCGACAGAGCCAAGTCTTTTGTTGCCTCTTCAACAACTGAATGGTGCTCTTTTCCGGTAACTAAAAAATCAAGTGAGCAATCAAGACATTCTGCAATTTTTACCAGCTTAAACAATTTTGGACAGCTTTTTCCTTTTTTCCAATCTGAAAAAGTACTTTTAGGGAAACCGCCATATTTAGCCACTTCTGAATCATTTAACCCTTTTGAGTCTCTTAATTTACAATATCTTTCGTACATAGAAAATCTCCTTTAAAAAAAGTTATGATTTCTCAACATTTGGGGTTGACAAATAAGACTTCCTAATGTAGAATGAAAAAAGAAGTTAGGAAATCTCAACTCAATAAAAAATAAAATTGAGAAAATAATATTATGTTTCTGGACAATTCATAGTATACACGATTTTCTAATTTTTATCAAGGCTTAGTTAGGATTTTTGAACTAAAAAACAAAAGCTGTTAGCGTACTACCACCAACAGCCGTTGCCTTATTTTTTATACCACATACATTTTGCAGTCTTTCAACGCATTGTGTAGTACCAACGCTTCTTTAAATGTTCCGTCACTTATGCAGTTTAAGTTCAGCATTTTAGTTGCCATTAGCTGACGGATTGAGAGGAGTATCTAGCGTAGCACGGCATATTATCGGACATGCCAACCATGATTTTTTATCGAGCTTTACTGCCCAAAATGCGCTACACCGATTGCTACATTTTAAATGCGACCTCGCAAATATGGAACAGGCAAAATCAAAATTGCTTTCAAGGTTTTTACCTCCTAGCGTATTTTGCCTAATATGGCGCTTTTATTGTAACGGATTTCCTAACTATTGTCAAGAAAGGAGATGGGAAATTGAATAAGAAAAAACGACAGGCGAGTTTTAAAAAACTTGACACGCTCATAAAAGCTAGAAACGTTTCGTTTTACAAACTGTCGGAAGAGCTTGGAATGGCACGGAGTACTTTTTCGGATTGGAAGTCAGGAAAATCAATGCCAAAAACAGACAAGCTAATTAAGATTGCTAATTATTTTGGCGTAGAAGTTTCTTATTTTATCGAGTAGAAAGGAGAAAACATGAACGATTTACAAATTTTCAATAATGAAGAGTTTGGAGAAGTCCGAATGATAGAAATTGACGGAAAGCCATATTTTGTAGCAACAGATGTAGCAACCGCACTTGGATATACAAATCCACGCAAGGCAGTTAATGACCATTGCAAGGGAGTAACGAAACGTGACACCCCTACATCTAGTGGAGTGTAATCTATGTCATACATAAATGAGGGAGATTTATACCGACTTATTATGAAATCAAAATTGCCTAGTGCAGAGAAATTTGAGCGGTGGGTAATGGATGAGGTACTTCCGTCAATCAGAAAGACAGGCAGTTATGGTATGCCAAAGACAACAGGCGGTCAGATACAGCTTTTGGCACAGGGCTATACAGAATTAGAGCAGAAAGTAAACGACATCAAAGATGATGTGAGCGAGCTTAAGGAAAATGTACCACTCTATAGTTGCGATATTGACGAGATACAACAGCACGTTAAGCGCAGAGTTGTAAATATCCTTGGTGGCAAGCAGAGCGAAGCATACAGAGATAACAGTATCAGGCATAAGACATTCTCTGATATATGGACGCAGTTAAAGCGTGAGTATGGTTGCGTATCTACTTATAAGAGTATCAAGAGAAAGTATATAAACGATGTGCATGAGTTCATTGATTGCTATATTGTGCCTAAGTATCTTGATGAGCTTATTCATGATGCAAACGCTCAACAGAGTTTTGCATAGTGAGGTGATTGTATGAGAAAAAGAACTTTGAAAGAGAAGTTTTACACCGGCTGTGGCTATTCGATTTTCGGAGGATTAGCATTTGCATTTTTCCTTGGGCTGTCTGTGGCATACGGAATTAAGACAGCGAGTATCATCGTTGGAGCAATCGTAACAGTATTTTGGCTGATACTGATTGCAATATGTCTCATAGAGGAGGGCGAACCGCATGAGAAGAAAAAGGATATTGATATTATCGACTTTAATAATTGGAACTATGACCTTAAAGCCAATAGTAGCGAAAGCAGATAGCAAAGTCGAGCTGACAGCCGGCGTTACTTCCTATATTAATAGCGTAATGATAGGGAAGATTGAGCCGACAGTGGTTCAGAATGAGCCGGTTGTAGTTGAGCAGACCTATGGAGAGCCAACAATTCCAACTTGCCGTAAGAAATACAGTTGTAGCCGATTTAAGAAGCTAGGGCGAGTCAGATATGGCGATTACACTTATACGTGGTATTCGCAGAGAGTGTTACCTGGAGGCGGTCTGAATATACCGGGCAGACATCTAAATGAGCATGGGCTTGTAGTTGATGAAAACGAATACGTGGTAATTGCAAGTGATGATTTACCACATGGAGTTGTGGTTGATACTCCTGTTGGCATACAAGGGATTGTATATGACGAGGGGAGCGGAAATGGAAATCTTGACATCTACTGCGATTGGTAGCCAATTGAAACGTCAGAGTGCTAACGATTACCTACAAGAATTATATCGAGCTAAACGGCACAAAGACAAATCCTTTGACTTCCAAGCGTTACTAGATAAAGAAATGGAGAAGCTAAATGAGCAGTGTAAGACGAATTAGGCTAGGCGATACAAGATACAGATTGAAGCCATTAACAAGAGAGCAAAAGTTATTGCTCAATAAGGCTCATTATGTGGCGAGCGAGTGGCTTTTCGTATCGGAATCGGACTCATACTTAAGAGTAGTTAAAAAATCAAGCCTACACGGAAATTTGATTTTAAAAACCATAAACAAATAGAAAGAGAGGAAACGCAATGAAAATTACACACATTTTTGCACAGAATTTTTGTAAATTCTATGGCAAAAACACATTAGACACAGATTTTTCAATGAAAACTGTATTGTCCGGTCAGAATGAAGTCGGCAAATCGACAGTTAAGAGAATTATTCTTGATGTGCTGAATTGCCATGACGAGAACGACAGAGAGATTACAGGCATAAGACCACACGATGAAAACGGAGCCGAGATTGATGATGTTGATATTGTAAGAGCTGTTGCCTTTGAGATTGACGGAAAAGAAAAGACTCTGAAAAAAATCACAAGACAAGGAAGAAATAAGGATGGCGAAGTTTGTTCAGGACATACAGATTACTATGTCAATGATGTTACATACAAAATGGTTGAATACAACGAGTTTATTAATGATAATATCGCAGACCTCAAGATATTGCCATTTTGTCTTAACGCTATGACATTGTTGCTTAAATCGCCAACAAATCAAAGAATAGCGCTCTCAACTTTTTTTGGTACACACAAAAATCCCGAAATCTGCGATATGTTTCCACAGTTTGCTGAACTTAAGCCGATGTTTGACGATGGTGACGTTGACCAGCTCAAAAAAGTATGCCGTGGCAAGCTAAACGGCACAGGCGGTAGGAATGGCTCAAAAGGACTTGTCAAGGAAAGAGACGAAATCTCAACAAGGATTGATACAATTCATTCTACCAATGAGTATACAGACCTTGCAGAGCTTGAATTGCAGAAGAAAACATACGAGCCACAGCTTAAGGAAATTGAAGATAAGCTGTCCGACTACAATAAGATTTTAGAGGACAAGCAGAAAGCCACAGAGGACATTATGAACCTTAAATTTGAGCTTTCAGACATAGAGAGAAAAGCTAATGCTGACAATCAGAAAAAGCGCATGGAGCTACAGTTACAGATTGATGACTTCAATGCTTCAATCCGCGAAACAGAGTCAATGATAAGAGCTAAAAAGGTTAACATTAAAAACTTTGAAGGTACGGTTAGAATTTACACAGAGAACTTAGCAAAGGTACGTGCTGACTGGAAAAAAGCAAAGGCACTTTCCTTTGATGAAAGCAGTGTTAATTGTCCGATGTGCGGTCAGAGATTGCCGGAAGATACAATAGAGAGTTTGAGAACTGATTTTAGTGATAAAAAATTGAAGAAGCTTAAAGAACTTGAGGATAAGGGCAATTCATTATTAAGTGACAGCAAGGAATTCAAACAGGCTATTGAGGACAAGAAGAAAGAAATAGCTGACCTTGAAGCAGAACTTAAGGAGCTGACAGAAAAGCGTGATGCTGTTGCTAACAAGTTTGAACGTGATAACATCGCTAAAGAGCTTGGAATGGTACCTACTGATGTTGACATGACAGGTAACAATGAGTACCAGGCACTTAAAGCTAAAATCGAGGAAAAAGAGAAAGCTCTTGCCGATGAAAATGATACATCGGAGCTTATTGGAAAGCTCAAAAACGAGCGAAACGAACTGTTAAGGCAAGTGTCGTCAGTTAACACCAAGATTGAGCTTGGTGTGGCGAATAACAAGCGTATAGACGATAGCATAGCCGACCTTGAGGATAAGAGAAAAGACCTCAATCAAGAGATAGCTGATTGGGAGAGAAAACTTGACTTGCTGAAAGAGTTTACACGTAAGAAGAATGAACTTTTACAGGCTGACGTTAATAAGTATCTGAATTTTGCCACAGCAAAGCTGTTTAGACCGCTCTTAAATGGTGATACCGAGGAGTGCTGCGACTTCACTTACAATGGTGAAGCATATGCAAGAAATCTCAATCATGGCGCAAGGATGTTAACGGAAGTTGACATATGCCGAGCTTTTCAGAAAGTGGCAAACGTTAATTTTCCAATTATCATTGATGATACAGAGAGCGTTGACGATTGGAGAATACCACAGATTGATAACCAATTGATTATGTTAAAGCACACACAGGACAAAGAGCTTGTGATTGAGGCGGTGTGATATGACGAATGATAGATATGTTGTAGAACAAGAGTTTGAACACGCAGGATATAAATGTGTCGTTACATTCAATGCGATGGGGCATAGGTGCGGATATGTAGGCATTCCTAAAAACCACCCTTTATATGGTAAAGAGCATTCAGACTATCTTGAAATTAAGAAAGCAGATGTCGGAGACCGAAAAATAAGCGGTATCTTTCCTTTGCTTGGAGCTTGCCTTGATAAAGACGAAAGAATACGAATTGAAGCATATTTTCAATGTCACGGCGGTATTACCTTTGCGGATGGCGGAGAAAATTCAAACTATCCAATAGAAAGTGATTTATGGTGGTTTGGTTTTGACTGCGCACACTGTGACGATGCAAAAGAACTTGAACTCGCTTATGAGAGATTTCCTAATTACAGAGAGCGCCTTGCTATGCAGATTGAGTGCGAAGATAGATTTCACATTGATGGGTTGATAATCCGTACAGAAGAATATGTAGCAGAAGAGTGCAAGAAGTTAGCAGAACAGTTGAAAGAGTTTGAAGAAAGTGAGGAACAGAAATGATTAAAGCAAAAGACGGAGAAGTTACATTTAGAGGTACAAGAAGCAATATTATAGCAGAGGCGGTTACTGTTTTACATGCGCTCAAAGAGGAACTTTCAGAGGAAGAGTACAAAATGGTAATTAGACTTGCTGATAAAAGCAGGGAGCAGTTAAGCGACGAAGCCAAGAAAATGAGAGAAGAAACCGAGAGAATGAAAGAAGAACTCAAAAAGTTACTTGGATTATAGGAGGTATAGAAATGATTATTAAGAAGAGAAATTATTATATGGGTGGCAAGAAACATACTGTGGAGCTTAAGTATGACGGATATATGTATACAGTCATATCTGACGGAGTTTTATTCAAGCAGACAGCCAATGAACTGTTTGCGGTTCAGGTTTTCAATGAGATTTAGGAGGATTAATTATGGCAGAGAATACGGCAGTTGCAGAAAAGAAAGAAGCTGAAAGCAGAGAGCTTGTAGCAAAGGATTTTACAGAGGGAATGGTTGTTAAAATTAAGCAGAAAGAGAAATTTGGCTTGACATTCCCTAAAGATTACAACTATACAAACGAGCTTATGTCGGCAATGCTTATTTTACAGGACACACAGGATATGAATAAGAAGCCTGTATTACAGAGTTGCACAAGGGCAAGTATTGAAAATGCACTTATCGAAATGGTGACAGACGGATTATCAATAAGAAAGAAGCAGTGTTACCCAGTCGCTTATGCGGGCAAATTAAGCTGTCAGCCGTCTGTTTATGGTGCAACTTGTCTTGCTAGAAGATACGGGCTTAAAGACATTAATGCATCAGTTATTTATAAAGGGGATGTATTCAAGTACCACAAAGAGGATGCAAAGACAATTATTGATTGCCACGAACAGAGCTTTGAGAATATCGACAATGACAAGATTGTTGGTGCTTATGCAGTAGCAATTATGGGAAATGGTGAGAAGATTGCAGAAGTTATGACTATGGCACAGATAAAGACAGCTTGGAAACAGGGATACGGATATAAGGAGACCGGAAACGGAGTTCATCAGAAATTCGCAGACCAGATGGCTATGAAAACTGTTAAGAACAGGCTTCTCAAAGCTATCAACAATACTCATAGCGGTTTTGGCAAAGAAGATGATTATGAGGAAATCAGCCACGATGAAATGCTCGAACAGGATGTTGCCTATGATATTGAGCAGAACGCAAACACAGTAGATTTTGACGAGGACAACATAATTGATGTGGAACCTACCGACACGGCCGACAAGCAGTCAGAGGAGCTACCGCCGTTCATGCAGAGTGAGGAGGATTAAGTAATGCATCGACACGACTGGATTAAGTTTTGTAAGCATCATAAATGGGGCTATAAGTGCAAAATATGTGGGAGGTTTTGGAGACTATGAGAGTAATTTCACAGCATGGGAATGTTGATTTGCCTTATGAGCAGATAGTTGTGTGTCACGCAATGGAGAACGTTATAGCACTACATAATGGAGAAAAATATGTATTAGGCGAGTACTCTTCCAAGGAGAAATCGTATAAGGCTATGGAAATGCTTAGAGAAGCATATATCGGTATGCCTATCGTAATGCAGAATGTTGATATTTCAGAAGATGTGGCAAAGGAATTTGGAAGATTACAGAAATGTGGCATTATGGTGCAAACAGAAAATCAGCCGTCAAAAGTAGATTTTATCAACAATGCTGTTTTTCAGTTCCCACAGGATGATGAAATCGAGGTGTGAGTATGCTAATCAATTCAAATAAAGAAAGTGTAACCGAACATGTCAAATTCATAAGCTACACAGGCAAGTATCCCAATTTATGTTGTGGAGATTTGACACTCGAGATTGACGGAGAAAAAGTAATATTCGGGAGTATGTATTGTAGCAGAATGAGCGAGCATAAAGGCATATATCCTATATTTTGGGACTCCGGCGGACATATTAGAAATTATAAAGCCTATACAGGAGAATGGCAAATAGATGTGGACAACATACCGGAAAAATACCGCAAGTATGCAAGCGAAATAGACGAGGTATTCAATGCCAATGTGCCTTATGGTTGTTGCGGAGGTTGCGAATGAAACTTAAATGCTTAGGCTCATCGTCAGCTGGTAATTGCTATCTGCTAACTTCCAACAGTGGAGAAACACTTATCCTTGATTGTGGAATACCGATTAAGGAGATTAAAAAAGGCTTAGATTGGAACATAAGGGGGATAAAGGGTGTGATTATAAGTCACACCCACCTCTAGACCACAGCAAGTCATTAAACGATTTTAAGCCAATGGGAATACCAATACTTGCCCCATATTTAGGCGATAGCCGTAAATCAATGAATATGGGCGAATTTACAGTGAAACCCTTTGATTTAACAACAATAGACGGAAATTGGACACACACAGACGCAAATGGCGAGCCTTGCCCGATATATGGCTTTCTGATTACTCACAAGGAAATGGGGAGAATGCTTTACATAACAGATTGTGAGGTTGTCAAGTGGAAGTTTAGAGACATAAACCACATTCTTTTAGGCGTGAATTATGACAAGGATTTAATCGACAGAGACAACACAGGCAAAGCTAATCACGTTTTCAGAGGTCACTTATCCATTGACACAGCTTGCGATTTTGTTAAGGCAAATTATTCAGATAGCTTGCAGAATGTCATAATGTGCCATCTATCAAGTGAAAATTCTGATAGAGATAGTTTCATCGAGAAGATGAAAAAAGTCGCTTATGGGGCAAATGTGGATGTTGCGGAGCGGAACAAGGAATGGCTACTTGCCAATCCTAATGAGTGTCCTTTTTAGAAAGGAGATAATGACTATGAATTTCAAATGGAGCGAGGAGGAAGTCCTTTTATTAAAAGATAAATATTCTTGCTCAACAAATGATGAATTAATTGCCTTATTTCCTAATAAAACATTTTTGGCAATCTATAAAAAAGCTTATTCGCTTAACTTAAAGAGAGATGAAGAAATTAAGTTTTTGAACAGGTCAAAGGCTAAAAGTGGTAAAAATGCTAGTAATTGGAATGGCGGTGTTAGGAGAACAAGCAAAGGATATATACAAATATTAATGCCGGAACATAAAAGAGCAGATAAAGGCGGGTACGTTATGGAACATATCGTAGTTTATGAAAAAGCCACAGGAATAGAAGTGCCACGAAATTGTTGCATACATCATTTGAACGGGATAAAAAATGATAACAGAATTGAAAATTTATGTATGATGACAAATTCAGCACACACAATATATCATCATACAGGGCAAAAAAGAAGTGAAGAAACTAGAAAACGAATTTCAGAAAGCAAGAGGAAAAAATATGAATAAAGTGATAATTTCGGGGAGAGTTGTTAGGGATGCTGATGTTAGATATTCACAGACAGCAAACGGAAGTATGGCGGTAGCAAGGTATACATTAGCTGTTGACAGAACTTTTAAGAAAGAGGGCGAACAGGCAGCAGACTTTATTAGCTGTATCGCATTTGGCAAGAACGGAGAATTTGCAGAGAAGTATTTGCACCAAGGAACTAAGATTATCATTGAGGGCAGATGGCAGACCGGCAACTGCACTAACAAGGATGGACGAAAAATCTACACTAATGATTGCGTAGTTGAAAGACACGAATTTTGCGAAAGCCGTGCCAATCAACAGAACAATAGTAATGGAATTATAGGTAGAAACAGTCCAAGTACTGATTCAGATTCCTTTATGTCAATCCCTGATGGTATTGACGAGGAATTACCATTTAACTAAAGAGGTGGAAGTATGGGATTGATTGACGCGGATACACTAAAGAAAGATTTAGAATCGGTTACTTTAAGTAATGGAACTTTGCTCAGTACAAATACAGTATTGCTATTACTGGATAAATATCCGACCGCCTATGATGTAGATGCTGTTGTGGAACAGTTGAAAGAAACTAAGGCTTATATGCTATATGAGAATATGAACGCTGATGTTAAGTGGATTGATAAGGCAATCGAGATAGTAAAGGCAGGTGGTAACGCTTGAATTATCAGAACATAGCAAGAGCCAAGGCGATAGAACAGGAAAACAAAAAGCGACTATTGAAGCTGAATCCAAAGCTGAATGACAGGAGTGGGATTTACTTCCTACTCCGAGAAGATGAAAACGGTTTTAAGTATGCTTATATCGGACAGGCGGTACATACACTTAGCAGATTGGCAAGCCACCTTGTAGGATATCAACAGCACATAGACCTTAGTTTACGCAAACATAAGCTGTATGACAAAGAGAAAAATCCTTATGGTTGGCGAGTCGAATTTCTGAATTTTCCCGAAAGTCAACTTGACGAGAAAGAGAAATATTACATCAAGCTATATGCTGATAAAGGTTATCAGCTTAGGAATGTCAGTTTAGGCGGTCAAGGAGAAAATCGTGCTAGTGGTTCAATAGGCGAGAGAAAAGCGCCTAAGGGCTATCTGCAGGGCGTACAGCAAGGTAGAAAGAACCTCGCAAGGGAATTATCGCATATCATCGAAAAACACCTTGTTGTGACGCTCAGAGAGGATAAACAGGGCAATAAGGTGTCACAGAAGCAACTAGATAAATTTATGGAGCTTATTAATGCAGATTCATATAAGGACGTTGAGTAAATGAAAAGAAAGGCGGCAATTATGGATAAATCACAACACTTAGAAGAAATAAAATCAACTGCTGAGAATTGTTATAACATTGGATATAAGCGTTGATATGAAGCAGCGATAGAAGATTTGAAAACAAAAATCATTGCAAATATGCATGTTGATATATCTGCAAAGATGATGAATGAGTTATTAGACGAATTAAGCAGCGTTTAGGAGAGGTGACATGAAAAAGAAAATAATTATATTTATGTTAAAGCATGATATTTTAAGAAACATATTTTTGATTGTTATGTCAGTGCCGGTAAGTATTTTCTATGGTTTAAAAGGATTCTGCGAAGAATTTTGCGGTGTATGGGAAGACACATTTGATAGCATAAAGGATAATGCTGAAGGAGTAAAAAGAAATTATGAATGAAGAAATGATGTTTACAGCTTGTAATATTCCGAAGTTTTTAGAGGAACAGATGAATAAAATGAAAGACACTCTTACAGGTGGTATGAACGAAGATAATCTTAAAGGTTTTGAGTATGCAGTAGATACTATGTTAAGTATTCTTAGGCAGATAATTCGTGCAGCCGAGATGGATGATGAGATTCTTGTGCATAGCGATAAAATCGCTGATGAGAATGAATTAGAAGAGTTTGATTTACATGATTTGTTAGAACTTTATGGTTGCAGAGTTGTGGCAAACTTACAGAAGAAAAGTGTTTAATGTTGTAAACTGAAATTTAGAAAGGATGCCAGCCTGGTAAGAGAAAAGAACAGGCAAAGTAAATAATTTTATCCAAAACTTAAAAGAAAAAGGCACTACCGAGATAACACTTGATATAACAACAACAGGCAAAGGAATTGTCTATACATTAATTTGGTAGATATCCTGAAATCAAAAGAGAATTTGATGTAAAGATAAATTAGGATTTATGGAGGTAGATATATGATTACGCAGATAGGATTTTTAAGAAAAGGAGATGTGTTCAGATTTGAGGGTGATATTTACAAAGTAGGACATTTGTTGGAGAGTACAAATGGGTATGTTTCCTGTATTGATGTTAATACAGGAAAGAAAAAAAGATTGCATATTGATGTTGATGTAGAAATTGAACAGGCAAACTGAAATTTGTTGAAAGGAGTAAAACAGAGTGAAGTTTTTAAGCAAGAAGAAATGTGATGAAATTCTGAAAAGAATTACTGCAAATGAAATTATTCAGGTAGAGTACGGACTACACGATATGGAAGCGGAAACAAAGGCAACGGAAAATAGAGCAGAAATAGCTTTTATTATCGGTGGTTTCAAGGGTATGAATAAGGTGCAGAACACGTTGAGAAAAAGGTATAACAATATAAACCACGAGGGAAAAGATTAAAATACATCAACCGAAACTTGAGGAAAATAGGAGATTAATTAAATGGCAGAACGTAGAATGTTCACAAAAAAAGTCACTGATGATGATAATTTCATGGCTTTATCATCAAGTGCGCAAGCCTTATATTTGCATTTATCTATGTCTGCTGATGATGACGGATTTTGCAATCAGGTATCAGTTTCCATGTTCAAAGCTCACGCAAGTGTAGCTGATTTACAACAGCTATTGGAAAAAAGATACATTTATCAGTTTGATAATGGTGTGATTGTAATTAAGCATTGGCGCATGGCAAACGCTTTGAGAAAAGACCGGTATACACCAACGAATTTTAAGGAAGAATTGGCAAAATTAAAGATAAAATCCAATGGCGCATACACATTTTCTGACGATGGTTGCCGTGTGGTTGCCAATGGGTTGCCAGATGGTTGCCAAGTGGTTGCCACTTGTCTGCCACAGGATAGTATAGGTAAGGTAAGTATAGATAAGAATAGTATAGTTAAGGATAGTAAAGAAAAAGATATTGATAAATCAATATCTAAAAAGAAAACTGTCTACTACCCTGATGATGAAATGCTGGAGAGTGCTTTTCAGGAATATCTGACAATGCGAAAGAAGATTAAGAAGCCGATATGCACCGACATGGCATTGCACCGAGCTATGAACACTATCGAGAGACTTTCAAAGGGCGATAATGATTTGGCAGTTAAAATCCTTAATCAGTCAGTAGACCATTGTTGGCAAGGGCTGTTTGCACTAAAGGACAATGAGACACATTCAGCTAACAAAGGCACCATTGATTGGGATAATGTGTGAGGTAGAGAAATGACAAGAGACGAGACAGTTAAAATCATTCGCATAATGTGTGATTGCTACCCCAATTACAAGCCGAGCAATTTATCCGAGACTGTAGATGTGTGGAATATGATGTTGGAAGAATACAGTTACAGCCAAATATCTACAGCATTGAAAGTTTACGTGCATTCCGATACAAGCGGTTTTGCACCGAGCATCGGACAGTTAATTAACAAACTGCATGAGGTTCAATCCCCACAGGAACTTAACGAAATGGAAGCATGGATGCTTGTTAGCAAGGCACTACGAAATGGCTACTATGGTGCAGTTGAAGAATTTAACAAGCTACCACCACTCGTACAAAAGGCTGTCGGAAGTCCTGATAATCTTAGGAACTGGGCACTGACGGACATAAACAGCATTGAAAACGTAGTGCAGTCAAACTTTATGAGAACCTATAGGACAGTTGTTAGTCGAGATAAGGAATATCAAAGAATGCCAAAGGATATACAGGCATTGATTGAAAATGTCAATAGAAGCTCGTATTCGGCTCAAATCGGCTCTAAAAATCAACAGACGATAAAATTATCGCTTGAAGATAATAAAAGCCAAAATAAGCCGATTAAAGGCATTCCAATGCCAAAAGAAATTAAGGAACGTATCGAGCAGATGAAAAGATAGGAGGTAAAGAGGTTTGTGCGCACATTAAAACTGGTTTTACTCCTAGCAAAAAATGATAAAAGACAAGTATTCAAGGCAGAGATATGAAGAACGAAAAGCTAGTAACCTTTGCGTGCTTTGCGGAAAGCCGCTTGATAGAGAAGGTGTGGTTTGCACGGCATGTAACAGCAAACGCACAGCATATGGCCGAGAGCTTTATAAAAAATTACAGGCAGTTGGTGTTTGCCCCAGGTGTGGCAAGAACTTGCTATATGGTGACGAAAAAAGCTGTGTTGAGTGTAGGGCAAAATCAGCCGAAGCCATGTCAAAGATACGTGCTGCTGATGTTGAAAAATACAATGAGCGACAAAAAGTATGGCGAAAAGCACGATACGAAAAAGACAAGAAAAATGGCATATGCACACGCTGTCGCAAAAGGAAAGCAGACCTGGGACATACCACTTGCACATTTTGCCGGGAAACAATGAGAAGAGCACACGTTAAAATGCCCGAAAGAACCGGCAGATATGAACAAGGACTATGTTTTTTCTGCGATAATCCGGTAAAACCCGGATATAAAGTTTGTGAAATGCACTATCAGAAGAACGTTAAGAATGCAACTTGTGAAAAGGCAAACTTGGCACGGCAGAAAATAAAAGAGAGGAGTCCACAATGGACACCTTGAAAGATTTTTACGATTTTTACCGACCACTGCAAAGGAAATATGACTTGCAAATGATTTACAGAACCAATAGCAAGGAAGCAAAAATAACTATCCGGTGGCACGGTAAAGAGATTGTAAAAGTCACAGAAGAAACTACAGAAGCCTGCTTTAGCAGAACGAAACGAGAACTTGAAGAAAGAATGAAAAAATATGAGCAACAAACTGAAACCAAAGAAAAAGCACAAAGAGCCGGATTTTACATGGACAAAATCCGAAAGAGTTACGCTGAAAAGCAGTAATAACCGCAGAAAGCTCGTAAGTCGGTCTTTCACAGACTTTATGGACTTAGGATACTATGTACTGTATTTACATCATGGGTTTGGCAATAAGCGCATTGTAAGGCTTGAAAGAACCATAAATGAGTACCTTGAAAGGGCACAGACTGAAAATGAAATGAAAACTGAAACACTTGCCGAACTTTTGGAAGTGAGATACGGCATTGATGTGCAGAAAGAGATTAATTTAATCCCAATGCAGCAGTTGATTAGGATTTATCAAAGGAATAATCCACTCACAATAAACGATACGAGACAGCTCTTAAATGACACGGCATACAGCTACATGACTTTAGCATGTACAGCACTTAAGCTGATGTTTAAATTGTCGGTCAGAGAGATTGAAGAATTTATCACAGAATTTAGGGATTTAATCGACACACTGTATAAATTTAATCAATTCGGTCTGACATTACCAAAAGTGGCGCAATGCCTTGCTGATGAAGTTAATTACGTTGATGAAAGGTACATAAAGGTGATTGATTAATGACTTATGCATGGGATAACGACAGCACTCAAAATGCTCACATAAAGCAGATGAGAGACGATAGGCAAAAAGCCTACATGGAAAAACACAGAGACAATAAAGCATATGAGAGATTTAAACATATGCCAGATTATGGGAAAGGGGCAAAGCAATGACAAATAGAGAGAAATTTGCAGAACAGATTTTAGATATTGCTTGTAGCAATGACACAATAGCAGTTGACAAAGCAACATTAGAGCCGATAGCGTGTGGCAAATCAGAGTGTAAAGATTGTTTATTCAATGTTTCTGATGTTATGTCTTGCGGAGGCAAAAGGATAAAATGGGCGAATAGTGAATATGTTGAACCGCCTGTTGACTGGTCAAAAGTTGCAGTTGATACACCAATACTAATAAGAGATAGCAGTTTTTCCAAGTGGGGTAAAAGATATTTTGCGAAATATGAGAATGGAAGAGTTTATGCTTGGAGCAATGGAGCAACATCGTGGACTGGCGATAGGTGTACACCATGGAAGCTGGCTAAGCTTCCGGACAAGGAGCAGTAATGAATATTGATGAATTTATAGAACGTGCGCAAGAATCAGCTAGAGAGCATCGTTATCATGCAGATTTCTTTGATATAGATAATCCTATGCGTGTCGCTTGCATTAAAAGCGCAGAAGATTGCGAGCAGTTAGCCGAATGGCTTGAAAAATCCAAAGAGTATCAGCACTTAGAAGAACAGGACAGAATTATCAAATTTTATCATTGCGAAAGTCTCAATGAGTATTATATCGGAAAACGTTGCGGCAATTTCTATTATGCAGAAGCAGAGGTTCAACCAAATGGAGATATTTGTTTATATTATAAATGGTCAAGATATTTGCCTTGGGGCGAACACGTAGTAGATGAATTGTCATTATGGAAAGAGTATACATATCCGAGCGAACCAAAGGAAATATCTTTTGAGGAATGGTTAAAGGGATGGCTATCCGGAGCCGAAGCAAAACTGAAAAAATTGAGAGGTGGAGAATGAGTACAGGAATGAATTTGGAAGAAGCGAAAATCGTAGCAGATAATATTGGCACATCACTATATTATGACGTCTACAGTAAAGCACTCGATGATTTGTTAAATTCTCTTCCGGATTGTGATTATGTCGGAATAGAGCGTCTTGTTTGCTTGGTGGAACAGTTAAAGAGAGGTAGAGAAAATGAAGAAAGAAGTTGACGGAGTAGTGGTCGAGACGAAAAGTATTCTGACTGCGCTAAAAATCATTAAGATAGTGTGCGAGGATAACGACTGCCTAACTTGTCCTTTTGGGAAAATTGAAAATGAAAAGGGTTTGTGTCTAGTCAAAGATACAATACCTAGTGTATGGAATATAAATAAACCTAATGATGTATGGAGGGCATTGGAATGAACAAAGTAAAAGAAGAAAGAGTGACTGACTTGTCTATTGTCATGGAAATGATAGATAGTAAACCTTATTACAGTGTGCAGTACAGAAATGTCGGTGAGAATGGCTATAACATTGGATACAGCTCATACAATTTAAAGACTGTATTGGAGTTCATTGATGAATATTTTGAGATTGTGGAAAGCGATAAACAGACCCATGCCGACAGGATAAGGAATATGTCGGATGAAGAAATGGCAAAACGTATTGCAAGCAGTCCGAACTTTAATTGTGCCGATTATTGCGATAGCTTTTCGGATGGGTGCGCTTTCAGATGCAATAGGAAAGAAAGAGAACTGGCATTAACGTTAAATTGGCTTCAATCAGAAGCGGAATAGGAGAGGACAAAGATATGTATTGTAACGGAACATGCAAATATTTAAACGAACGTAAGCACAAATGTGAGCTGACAGGGGAAAAGTTAAGTTACATGAAACAATCCGGAAGTTTATCTTTCGCAGTTCATGAGCATAGAGGAATTTGCAAAGGAGATAGAGAGAATGGAAGATAGATACTTGTACAAGGCAAAAAGACTTAATAACGGAGAATGGGTACAAGGATATTATGTAAAAGGTTTAGATGTGTATGGCAAAGAAGTTCATCTAATATTTGAACCTAACACAATGTTTTATTCTAGCGGAGAGACAGACGGATGGTACAAAGTAGACCCATCTACAATCTGCCAATGCACAGGCTTGAAAGATAAGAACGGCAAGCTGATTTGGGAGAATGATATTGTAAAAATAAATAATAGCAAGGGGAATGTGCTCATAACATTCGGAGATTTTGAAATTATATGTACAATTCCTAACGAAAAATATTATAAGCACAGGCTTGAATATGATACTGAATATGAAGTTGTCGGAAACGTCTTTGACAATCCGGAGTTATTAGAAAGCGAGGGATAGCATGACCGACACAACAACAGTAGTATACACTACCCTCATAGTGTTCAGCATAATCGGTCTGACAGAGGTAGCGTTTGCGTGGCACGGCATCCGTGGACGAGATAAGGCCGATGATGAGATACTAGAGCAGTGGTGCAGCGAAAATATTAAATATTAATTAATTTATCAGAGAGGAATAGGTTGTCGCGACATAAAACCGAGGTTTCCTTTTGGTAAGAGAAAATGAATTTTGACAATTACTCTTGTGATAATCAAATGAGCATATTTGACTTCACAAGAGAACCAATTAGCATTACAAAGCCTATCCGCTTGATAGAATTATTTGCCGGCTACGGAAGTCAGGCAATGGTACTAAAGAGAATAGGTGCTAAATTTGAGCACCACAGAGTTGTGGAGTTTGATAAGTATGCCATAGCAAGCTATAACGCAGTGCATGGCACAGATTTTCCTACAATGGATATAACTAAGGTTCATGCAGAAGATTTGAATATCTGCGACACAAATGCATTCACTTACTTACTTACTCATTCCCTTGTACGGATTTATCAGTTGCCGGAAAACAAGCTGGAATGTCCAAGGGCAGTGGTACAAGAAGCGGTCTGTTGTGGGAAGTTGAAAGAATACTAACAGAAATCAGAGATAGTAACGGAGAATTACCACAGATTTTATTCATGGAGAATGTGCCACAAGTACATAGCCAGGATAATATGCCCGATTTTAGGAAGTGGCTAGATTTCCTTGAAAGCTTAGGTTACACAAATTACTATCAAGACTTGAACGCTAAAAATTATGGTATAGCGCAAAATCGTGAAAGATGTTTTATGTTTTCATTCCTGGGCGAGTACAATTACCATTTCCCACAGCCCATACCACTCAAAAAGAAGTTAAAAGACTATCTCGAGGATAATGTAGATGAAAAGTATTACATTAACAATGAAAAGACTGACAAGCTGATAAAACAGCTTATTGACAACGGCACATTACCACAACACAATCTTGACAGACAGACAGACAGACAGACAGACAGACTTGCGTTGACGGAACAATCAATAAGCCACAACAGAGAGAAGTTGCGAACTGTATCAAGGCAAGATATGACTGTGGAATATCAAACTTGCGGTCAGATGGAAACTTGGTTGTTAAAGGATATGGGAGAGACGGCAGAAAAACAGATTGATGTAGCCGTAACTCTTAGGGCAAGAGATTATAAAGGCCTTGATAATTATGGAAGTAATGGAGTGATTGAATGGAAAAACTAACAGATGCTATCGGAATAACGCTTTTTGAAAGCAAAAAATTCGGTGGCGAAAAGGTACTTAGGGGGGATTTGCCCTACCCTAAGAGCCAATAAAACAAGTAGCGGAGTGATTGAAGTAATGGCAGATGTAAATGTAATAGGCTCTCTTGAATCAAAATTTGAGAGTACCAACAGAATTTATGATGTGGGGGGGGTGCAGTCCAACATTGAGTACAATGCAAGGCGGTAATCAAGAGCCAAAAATACTTGAAGCAAAGCAGTTAGGATTTATGGATAATGGTACAGGCAAACATCAATCAAACACAGTATATGATGAAAATGCACTTTGCCCTAATATCACAACAGTTGAGGGCGGTGGTACGCAACAGATTAAGGTGTGTGAAAGTCAGATAGTTGCTATGCGTGGCAGAAATCCCGATAATCCGTCAGATAGAACTGCGGGAAGTCCGACAGAACAGCGGTTAGAAGCGAATACACAAGGCACAAGTAATTGTTTGACAAGTGTGCAGAAAGATAATTTATTACTTGAAAAACCTCAATATCGTATCAGAAAACTGACACCGAGAGAGTGTGGACGGCTGATGGGTGTATCTGATGAAGATATTGACAAAATGGCAGCAGTAAACAGCAATACGCAGTTGTATAAGCAGTTTGGCAACTCGATAGTGGTAGATGTTATGTGTGCTATGTTTAAAAATCTGAATATCAAGCAAGGAGATAACAATGGAACACTACAAACCAATTAAATGTGTAGTCTGTAGCAAGGTATTTACACCGACCGCAGCTAACCAAAATACGTGTTGTGAAGCACATAGACAGCAGAGAGCTACGGAATTAAGAAAAATCAGAGAAAAGAAAAGACTCAAAAGAAAGCCCACCAAGAAAAATAAACTTGCGGAAATCTGCGAGATTGCTAAGAGTAAGGGCATGAGCTACGGACAATATATGGCAGAGCAATATAAAAAGGAAGTGATGATAAGATGAATAGCAGAACTATAAGCGATATAGAGCCGATTGAAAGACAATGTGTATATGAGGATAACAAGCCGTGTAACAGCTCATGCCGATACTCAAATACTTGTATACACAGTGCAAGCAAAACCGAAGAATAGGAGATAATAGGCTTATGAAGTTTTCAAAACTTACTAAGCCGGAACTTGAAGAGATTATGAAAAATGCCAATTTCACCAATGAGGAAGCGGAAGTTTTTGAGTTGCTAGTTGCTGATAAAAGCCTTGAAGAAGTATCACAGAGATTATTAATCTCGAAAACGACCACTTCCCGGAGAGTGGCAACCATTAAGGAAAAGATAGAAAGGAGTCAGGCGATGATTAACAAAGTACCAATATGGGAAAAAGTAACGCTGACGATTGATGAAGCTGCGGAATACAGTAATATCGGAGTGAACAAGCTCCGAGAAATAACAAACAACCCAAGGTGCCAATTTGTTATGTATGTCGGAAAGAGACGATTAATCAAGCGAAAAGAGTTTGAAAAGTATATCGCAGAGTCGATAGAGATATAATCAAATGTGGACTTATGTAGCCTTATGTGATATTATAATAAATTGCATAAGGCTTTTCCATAAGTGAAAGGAGCGAAAATTTAATATGGGAAAGGACTTGAAAGGTAAAGAACTAGGTAGAGGCATTAGTCAGAGAAAAGACAAGTACTATGTTGGCAGATACACGACAAGGAGTGGAAAGCGAGTGCAGAAATTATTCGCTAAACTGCAAGAGTGCAAAAAGTGGCTTGCCGATGAGCAGTACACTGATGAGCACAGCAACCCCGACTTTCCGTCTGACATGTTGGTTGATGCATGGTTTGACTACTGGATAAGCGTTAAGAAGCGCACAGTAAGACCGAACACGCTAAGAAATTACACTGAGAGATACAAACGCAACATAAAGCCTGTTATCGGAAATAAGATACTGCGAGAGGTTAATACGCTCCACTGTCAAAAGATAATGACTAATATGGCTGACGAGGATTACAGAACGGCAACGATATATCAGACGCGCATAGCGCTATACAACATGCTTGACTATGCATATCAAAGCGAGATTATCCCCAAAAATCCGTGCAACCGCATGGTGAAATCCGACATAGGTAAGGAATCCTCAAAGAAAGAAGCATTGACGATTGAAAATCAGAAAAAATTCTGCGAAGCTATCAAAGGCACATCATATGAGTATCAATACAGATTTGCCTTGCAGACTGGGCTAAGGACAGGCGAGCTTGTGGGGCTTAAATGGGAAGATGTAGACTTTAAAGCCAAAACAATCAAAATCGTCAGGAGCTTAGAGTACAGACATTCAACAGGTGAATGGCGAGAGGGACCGCCTAAGAGCAAATCAGGATATAGGACAATTCCACTCACTGATGAAGCCGTATCGCTATTGAAATTGCAGAAAGCCAAAAATGCTTCATTCAAATTTATTGACATTCAATGGAGAGACAGAGTGTTTCTGTGCAAGACCGGGGCACCTGTGAAAAACAGCACATATGATACCGGAATTTACAAAGCGTGTGACAGAGCACAGATACCGAGATTTTCAATGCACGTATTAAGACATACATTCGCAACAAGATGTATTGAAGCCGGTATGACTCCAAAAACCTTGCAGACAATATTAGGACACTCGAACATAGGTATCACAATGAATCTTTACGTTCACACGACAGACGAGCAAAAGAACTTAGAAATGGACAGAGTGGCAGAAGCACTCAAAGTAATATAAAATAATCAAAAATATAGTATATCCAATTAAATTGGTACAAAATTGGTACATAAATCAAAAATAGAAAGGCAAAAATCCCTTAAACAATGGATTTTTGAATAGGTAAAATCAAAAATGAAATTAGGCATCGTTGCTACGAGGGGTATCTAACATAGTTCATTATATCCTCACAAACCGCAACATACCTCAATTTTACGATGTTTCACATGAAATCTTAATTTTATATAATTCGTTATATATTCACATAAATAAACAAAAAATGGTACACTATTGGTACATGAATGGTACATGGAAAAACCTTATGCATGACAATAATTAGAGAAGAACATGGAAATGCTCTTCTCTTTTTTTATGCCACAATTTAGGCATAAGGAGATGATGTTGTGTTTGACGATGATGTGAGAGAAAAAATATTTGCTAAAAGTGAGTTACAAAAAATCGACCTAATGACATTATCCCTTGTCATTAAAGCGATAGAGGAAGTTTTGGAGGAAAACAAAGATGAACATGCCGTATCAGCAACCAATGATGAATTATACACCTAATTATGGAACATATCAGTACAACCCAATGGCGAGCTATCAGAGATACCAACAGCCCGAACCGACGCAAGGCATAAGTGGCAGAGTAGTACAGGCAGTTGAGACTATTAATCCCAACGAGGTGCCGATGGATGGCAGTGTGGCATTTTTCCCAAAACAGGATTTAACAGAGATATACGCTAAGAGTTGGAATGCTGACGGAACAATACGCACATTGACTTTTAAGCCGGTTTTAAATGATAAGACAGATATTTTATCAGGTGACACGGAAAAACTTGAATTTGACCTATCAGAGAAAGCCACAGAGGGTATTATGGCAAAGCTCAACGAACTATCAGAGAAAATTGAGCAATTATCTTTAGGAACGCAAAGAAAAACTCCACGAACACAAAGTAAGGAGAGTGAAAAAGCATGAATGTAATGGGAATAATGCAACAGATAATGAGCAATAATCGCGTAATGGGAAATCCAATGATTCAGAATGCAATGAGCATGGCTCAAAGCGGAAACAGCAAGGGAATTGAGCAAATGGCAAGAAACTTATGCAAGGAAAAAGGCATTAATCCTGATGATGTAATGAAGCAGATTAAAGGTAATTTTGGGATATAGCATATGAGAGAACGTGCGCACGGCTCTTTATGAAATAAATTTTGGAGGTAAAACAGATGTTCAACACAGGAAATTGTCCAAGCGTACCCATCGTGGCGAATTTGGACGGAAACAACGGAAATAACTGGAATGACGGCTCATGGCTTTGGTTCCTTATCGTAGTATTTGCGATATTCGGAGGCTGGGGTAACGGCTTTGGTGGTTTCGGTGGCACTAATGGCGGTGTCGGCAGTGAAATTCAGAGAGGATTTGATAATTCAGCAGTTATCAGCAAGTTAGACGGCATTTCCAACGGACTTTGTGACGGCTTTTATGCCATGAACAACAGTATGCTCACAGGCTTTAACGGCATAAACACAAACATCATGCAGACCGGCTATGGCATACAACAGGCAGTAAACGCTGACACAGTTGCTAATATGCAGAATACCAACGCTTTACAGTCACAGCTTGCTAACTGCTGCTGTGAGACGAGAGAAGCCATCCAGGGAATTAATTACAACTTAGCAACTAACACTTGTGCTTTACAAAACACAATGAACAATAATACAAGAGATATTATTGACAGCCAGCAGGCAGGGACGAGGGCCATCCTTGATTACTTATGTACAAAGGAAAATGCGGATTTGAGAGATAAGGTGCAGAAACTTGAACTTTCTGCTTCACAGGATAGACAAAATGCACTTCTGACTACTGCAATGACAGCACAGACACAGCAGATTGTCAACTCTGTAAATCCTACGGCTATTCCAGCTTATGTTGTGCCTAACCCAAATGCTTATGCATATGGCTGTGGTTGCAATACCGGCTGTAATTGCTAAAAATGAATAATTGAGTATCTTAATTGAGTTAACTCAATCTAAACTGATTAAAAACCATTTTTAGTCGAGGTTTAGTCCAAGTTTAGTCGAGAGTTAGTTGAGATTATGTCTGCTAAGCAGTATTACTTGATGTTACCGACACAAATGTCGGGAAGATAAAGGGCAGACTATAATGTTTGCCCTTTTGCACATTGAAAACCGAATATTAGTTGATGATTTGTAGATTTGATTTTTCTAAAAAACTTGAATTTTGGGGTTGACTTTTTGTGCGTACTATTATATATTAAATGTGCGGACAGAAAGTGAGGTGTTTAAAATGTCTCCACGCACAGGCAGACCTAAATCTGAAAATCCAATGAATGATAGGATTTATGTAAGAGTAACAAAACAAGAGAAAAAAGAAATTATGGACTTTTCTTCTGAAAGTGGTTATTCAATACTAGAACTAATCAGAATTGGCATTGAAAAGATAAGAAGTCAAAAAAAATAAAGTGTTGCACCGCTACCAACGAACACAACACTTTAAAAGCACCAATCCGAAAGAGATTGATAAATCTATTCTATCAGTTTCTTTCGGAAAATCAAGTATTTTTTGAAAGGATAAGATATTATGGAATTAGAACGCAAGAGTATTGATGAAATGACAAAGGCAGAGCTTAAAAGGGAGCTAGATGACCTTAGATGTGAGTATGACACATTAAAAGTCAAGGATGACATTATCAAGATATTAGACCGCATGCCAACGAGCATTGAGCTAGAGGAAATAAGGAAGTATGCTGAAAAGGTGTATCAGAAGTCTATAGATAAGAATTGGTATTTTCTGAATGGAGTACACGACAACATCTGCAATATGGTAGACAATCTATTGGAAACAGGAGATTATAGCACGCTAAACTATCTGAACTGTTTTGTATATGGTAAGTTATTAAGCGAAAATCCGACCGCAACGGAGGGAGTAAAGACAATGACAGGTGATATGGAGAAGCTGTTACTGAAACACTTAATGGCAGAGAAAGGCGGTGCGGCATAATGAATGCGATTAACAATGTAATAGATATGAGAACACCTATTGAAGTTGCACTTAACATTGACAGCGAGGGCATGACAACAGCTAGAAAGTTGTATGACTTTTTAGGGCTGGCACAAGGACAGTTTTCAAGGTGGGCAAAAACTAATATTACAGATAATGAGTTTGCTACAGAAAATGAGGATTATTGGGGGTTCGACATTGATGTCGAGGGTAACAAAGCGGTAGATTACAAGCTCACCGCTCACTTTGCCAAGAAGTTATCTGTTAGAGGTAATTCAGAGAAAGCGGAACAGGCAAGGGAGTATTTTACAACTGTAGAGGAAAGAGTAAAGCAAAAAGCTATTGATATATCCCAATTGTCACCCGAACTTAAAATGTTCAACACAATCTTTCAATCAGTAGCGCAGCAACAACTTGAACAGAAACGACAGGCGGAGCAGATAAATAAAGTTGAGCAGACTGTTGATAATATGAAAGAGATATTTACACAGCCTATTGGAGATTGGAAAGCTGAAATCAATGCAAGGGTGCGTGAAATTTCAATCAAGAGCAAAATTGACTATCAGATACTTTACAATCAACTCTACGGAGAATTGGAAACCACTGCACATTGTAGCTTAAAGAGGCTACAGGACAATAAGAAAAAGCGTATGGAAAAAGCGGGTAATACGAAAACAGCAATTAAGAATGAGACAACAAAAATTGCTATTATCTTTGAAAAACCACAGCTTAAAGCTATTTTTGAGAATATTGTTAAGAAATATGCTATGAGCTATTGTGCATAATCAAATTTAGAAACCATCAACTAATATCGGTTGGTGGTTTTATTTTGTGAAAGAGAGGTAATAAAAATGGCTGAATTTTCAAATGTTGCAACACAGACAGTTGCAGTAAACGGAAATGTATTATTTACAGATGCGCCAACGTCTGTATGCAATAAAGGATATATTTCGCACAGAACAGGAAGCGGATTAATTAACCTTAAAGGCGCTACCAACACTTGCAAAGCAAAGTACAGAGTAGAATTTAACGGAAATATTGCAGTTCCTACAGGCGGAACCGCAGGAGCAATTTCATTAGCTATTGCTGTCGAGGGCGAGCCGGACTTATCTACACTGGCAATCTCTACACCAACAGCAGTTGAAGCATTTAACAATGTGTCTATGGCAACAGATGTATGGCTTCCTTGCGGATGCTGTCAGGCAATTTCTGTCAAGAATACATCTGCACAGGCTATCAGTGTTGCAAATGCTAACATCACAGTAAATCGAATTGGTTAGGGGGGCGAGAGTATGCACGTTGAAAGAATACACAAAATGCAGGAGTGTCTTACAGAGAAAGCTGTCAACGAGCTTGAAAAGGGCGTTGAGAATGTTGACACTTCCGAGATGGGACAGGTCGTAGATATGATAAAAGACCTTGCAGAAGCTGAGTATCATTCAATAATTTCCAAGGCTATGAAAAAGGCTGATGAAGAGGAAGAAGAGTACGACAAAGAACTCCTAAGAAGTCTTAAGGCAGAATATGGCGAAGAAAGTGGTAGAAGATATTACGACCAATATCGCTATGCAAATGGCAGATTTGCCCCTAAAGGTCGTGGAACACGTAGGGGATATGAAGAACCGCCATATTATCACATGCCGGTAAACTACAACGACATGGAGTATATGCGTGACATGGATAAGAGCCAAGGTAAGATGTACTACTCTGAACCGATTGCACCACATGTGAGTGAAAGCAATTATGACAGGGCAAAGAGACATTATACCGAGACAAAAGAAATGCACAAAGGAGCTTCTACAGAGGACAAAGAGCATAAAATGAAAGCCCTTGATATGTATATCCGTGAATTAAGTGGAGATATATCGGAGCTTCTGAATGACATGACACCCGATGAACGCAACCTTTTACGCACAAAAATGAGCAATCTTGCGTCAAAACTGTAATTATTAAGGCTATGGGTAGTAATGCTCATAGCCTGTTTTTCGCACATTGATAACTGAATATTGGCTAGTGAAAAATATTTTAAAATAATGCTTGACAATATGGTGTGACATAAATATAATAAAGGTGTGACAAGAAAGGAAGCGATGTTTATGTCACCAGCAGGCAGACCTAAAGTTGGCAATCCGAAATCAAGCAGATTTAGTATCAGACTTGATGAGGAAACAGAAAGAAAGCTGAAAGCCTATTGTGAACAGCACAATTTCACAAAAGGTGAAGCCATCAGAAGAGGAATACATTTACTTTTGGATAAAACGGAGGCTATTCATGAAAAGACAAAAAATAGGAACTTTTAACAACCTTAAAAATGGAGATTTGATAATCAGCCCCATTGATAATGAGGTCACTCAATATTATATAGATAAAGACGGAATAAAGTATTTATCTAGCAAGAACTCATTGTTTGGCATATTTCAATTTGATGCCGAAGATTTTTATTTTTATAATGGGGAAAAGAAATGCGGAGAAATAGATAATCACTACTTTCTCTAGTAAAAAGCCACTAGCTGATATTCGGTTAGTGGCTTTTGCTTTATTCAGAAAGGAGCATACAGATGTTTATTAATGTTAATGGTACAATGTGGCAAGTACAATATAAAAATTCAAATTCAGGCGAATTAAAGCGGTCAGACAATGTTTCTGTGCTAGGTGTAACTGATAGAAATGCACACACAATTTATCTGTCAAATGCCTTGCGTGGATTTATGCAACGCAAAGTGCTGATACACGAAGTATGTCACGCAATCTGTATGTCCTATGATGTGTATTTGCCTATCGAACAGGAAGAGATATTGTGTGATTTTGTAGCAACATATGGGGATGAAGTGTTTGACATTGTTGACATGATACTTGGAGCAGCTAGGAGTGATAGATACTATGGATAAAATAGACAGGCTATTAGAATACATACACCGGACTAATCCGGAAATGACACGGCAGAAATTGATTGAGAAGCTAGGAGAGAGTGACTACAGTGCCAAGAGCATTTATTTTTTGGCAATTCAAAATTCAAATTCCCAAAAATTTTAGGATGAATTAAGTGCCCCCGTACCTTTGACTTTTTCGATTTCAAAAATCCGTTCGCAAAATTTTGCAAAAACTTGTCGAGAACTTGCAAAGAACTCACACCGCACTTTAATTGAGTGAACTTTTCTGAAAATTCGTACAATTTCCATGAGTTGGTGCGCCTGACTTGTTAGATATTGCACCCGGCACAACTTGCCACGGCTTGACGGCTTGAACCTCTACAGATATATCACAAGGCATTGTAAACGGCTTATTTTATGACTTATTACAGCGCACTCGATAAAATCCACGCTAGCACGTATAAAAGTCCTTAAAACGTCAAATACACGGCTTTAAATGTGTATATCATAAAATCATAGAATATTTTTGTTAATTTGTCAATGTACGACAGCACCCGGAACTATAGCCGGACAACTTGCGACAGCTCCAACGGCCGCGCGCTTGATTTTTTGGCACAACAAAAAGGGATATAAGATATCCCTAGTGGTAACGCGTGATATATTTCCCGCCTTGATAGTCGCAAAAAAGCGTGACCGGGTGAACATGCGCATGTTTTTCGACAACCTGCAACCATTCACCGGACCTTTGAACTGTTATTTTTAACTTGTGCGACTCCATCCACTCTATACAATCGTATTTGATATAATTAAAGTCGCTTATTTTTGACATGTCATAGCCTAGCGCCTTGACTCGCTTATATATTTCCTTTCTCCCCAAATACTCATAATTAGACATAATACACCCCCCCTATCTATAACAAGCCTTAATTATTGGGCTTATATAGTTTTTATGGTTTAGGTAGTTATTAAAAGCCGCCCGGCGGTATTCCTTGCCACTAATAAGCGTGGTAACATCGTCACACGCGCCCGACTCTGCGACAGCTCTAAAAATGTCTGTTATTGCTTTACGTGTGGCGCGCTCGCTTGCTTGATATTCCGGCGCGCTTTGATATTTGCCATTGTAGCGTGCTTTTATTTCACACTCTACAGCGTCAAGCGTGGTTAGTTCGTTGACCATTCATTGACCCTCTTTTCTGTTTTAGTGCGTGGTTTATAAGCTATTTTTTGACCTTTTCGCGGTTCATACGTGCGTTAATCTGTTTTTATTAGGTGGTAACGCAAAGCACCTATAAAGGGCGCACAATTATTTTTTCAGGCATTGCACTCTTGAGCCTGATGCAAATATAAAGGCATTTGCAAAACCTCTTGGCGCGATTATTTACCGGACGCGCGGACGGAGCACAATATATACAGCCGTAAAGCCGTATAAAAGCACCTATGAATAAAATAATTAAATTGATAATATAAGGCCTGAAAAGCCTTATATATAAAGCTAATAGCCGGAATCGAACCGGCTTAAAAATCCCTTGATATTAGCTATTTAATAAAAAAATAAAAACAATCCGCCATACCCAATAACAAGGCATGATACAAAAAGCCCGAAAGCCTTTAAAAGCTCGATAAAATCTCTCATATTGTGCCCCCCTAACAATAACAAAAATCACCTTGTAAACCGGTTGTAATAATCATTTTCCCATCTTTACGGCGGGGGAGAAAA